CACTATACCCCTGCAAGTCCCGCGAGATAAACGGGGTAAGTACCTACCAATGACCACCACCCCTGACAGTCCCCTGCGCCCTGACCCCAACCTGACCCGCTACGTTGTCGGCTTTGCCTTCTGCGGCGACGGCGTCTTCCTCATCCGCAAGGCCCGGCCCGCGTGGCAGGCGGGCCGGCTCAACGGCATCGGTGGCCACGTCGAGCCAGGCGAGGCGCCGGCCGTTGCCATGGAGCGCGAGTTCGTGGAGGAGACCGGATACCATGCCGCCGGCTGGGAGGAGTTCTGCGTCATCCGTGGCAGTCGCTACGTCGTGCACTTCTACCGCACACAACTGGCAGAGTTGACCTTAGCAGGACCGCGCCCACACACCACCACAGATGAGGAAGTGGTGTGCCTACCGTGGAAAAATCTCTTCAGACAATACCACCACATCGTTCCCAACCTGGCCTGGCTTGTGCCCATGGCCGCCAACCCCACAATCTACCACGCTACCGTGGTTGAATCCTCATGAACAGCATAAATCAAATCATCCGTCTCGCCGTGCTGGCCTTGGTGGCCGGCTCGTTCTTCGCTCTGGCCGGTGTCACCAAGAGTGGCGCCAGCGTCGTGTTCTGCATCTGCTGGGGCTGTGTCTTTGCCCTGCTGGCCTGCCTGGCGTTCATTGAACCTCCCCGCCCGTGAAGGCCCTCATCGTGCTTACCTTCCTGGTGCTACTGGTGACGTTTCCGCCCGTGGCACTCGTCTTCCTGGTCTGCGCGTTTCTGATTCGCAAGCTATGACTGCCACGGACCGCTACGACGCTGATCTGCTGATGGCTGCGCGCTTCGCCTACTACGTGCGACACCTGCCATTTCTCAGCGACCAGGCGTACGACGCACTCGAGCGCGAGTACGAGGCGGCGCATCCCAGGTTGCCTGTGGGCAGCGAGGATCCGGCCGACTACACGCCGGCGCAGCGCGCTCTGGCCTTGTACTTTCTGCTCTCGCAGTGCGAACCAGACCCCACCCCGCTCGACAACCCTGAGGACATGTTATGACTCCGGAAGACGCCGAGCGCGCTCTGCAACTCTTAGACCTAGCCAATTCTACATGATCCACAACCCACGCCCTGTCCCTGCCCTCACCCCCACGGATTTCTATCACCTGCGATGTGACCGGTGGCGCACCATCGGCATCAAGCGCACTGCCCTGCACACGCTGCGTCTGCAGCTGGACAACATCACCTGCCTGCGCCGGGTGCAGCGCCGCATACTGGGCCTGTTTTGGCGCACACTGCCCGAGCCGGAAGCCTTTCGTGAGGCGCTCCTGTGGAATTGGCACAGCCGCCCGGCGCGCAAGGATGGGGGTTTCTACGCGCAGAGTGTCTTCATGGAACTGCCGCTCAATGCACAGTGGCTGCCGTTGGATCACCCCTGGGCGGAACGCTTCATCGTCAACCTCTACGCCGACGTGCGTGCTGACTGTGAATGGTATGATGAAGGACGTTGCAAGTGGCGACCCATCAGTGAGTTCTTCGGAGAACGAAAATAGTTCTTTACACCAAGGGCCAAAAGGGTTTCACTGAGGACGCTATGAAAGAAACCTTCTCCCCCGCTACCACTCCCCGCATCGTCGTGCCCCAGCCCATCACCGCTGAAGACTACCAGGCCATCGTGTTCCAGATCGGGGAGGCCCAGGCCTACCGCGCCCGGCGCCACCAGGCCTACTACGGCACCCGGCGCGGCATGAACAGCCGGCCGCCGTTCCCCATCCCGTCCGCCACCCCCGCACATCAACCCCGCTAAAACATACCAAATGAAGACCTGTGTTTATTCTGATTACGCTGCGTTCCTCGCTCGCGAGGACAAGACTGTCAACGGCGTAGACGCAGCTTTCGCTGCCGAGCACCCCAATTACGAGCACGATAATGCCACCAATTTCGGCTCCTGGTGCTGCGCCCGCTGCGCCGACTGCACCGACTGCACCTGCTGCACCGACTGCGCCCGCTGCGCCGGCTGCGCCGACTGCACCGACTGCACCTGCTGCACCGACTGCGCCCGCTGCGCCGACTGCACCGACTGCACCTGCTGCACCGACTGCGCCCGCTGCGCCGGCTGCGCCGACTGCACCGACTGCACCTGCTGCACCGACTGCGCCCGCTGCGCCGGCTGCGCCGACTGCGCCGGCTGCACCGACTGCGCCCGCTGCGCCTGCTGCGCCGACTGCACCTGCTGCACCCGCTGCACCCGCTGCACCGACTGCACCGACTGCACCGACTGCACCTGCTGCACCGACTGCACCTGCTGCGCTGGCAAAGTTTCCTGATCCCCCCCCCACCCACCTTCCCGTCTGCCATTCCAAAATCCCTGAACAAGTATCTGCTAATGAAAACCTCCAAAGTCAAGCCCTCCGTCGGTCTGATCGGCCGACTCGTCAAGATCGACTTCCACGCCTGGGTAAACAAGGCCGACCGGCCGCGCGCCGTGTTCCTGCGCGACGTCCTCGGCTCTCCCCGCGCCAGCCTCGTCGAGTATGACGGCCAGCAGGGTGAGATCATGCGCTACGACGCTGGCGACGGCGTCTACGTCGTGCTCATGCCCGACGGCCAGCTGGTGAACCTGTACCCCATGGACTTCACCGTGCAGCCCCCGGTGCCGGCCAAGCCTGACGCCTGGGAGTACATGATCACGGAGCCTCAGATTGACTATCTCCGTGAGCTCGGCATTGGCGGCTGGGAGCTCGTCGCTGTCGAGGGCCACTCGGCGTATCTGCGCCGCCTACTTTCCTGACCCCCACGGGTCTCAACGCAACCCAAGGTATAACCAACATGTCCATCCAGATCACGATCGTCGGCGACAACGTCGCCGCACTGCGCACCGCCACCGCCGAGGTGGCTGCGCTTCTCGCAGGTGCCGCGCCCAAGGCGGCAGCTGCTGCCGCACTCGCGGCCCCGAAGACCCCCGCCGCTCCCAAGGCGCCCGCAGCTCCCAAGGCCGCGACACCGCCCCCGGCGGCCCCCGCCGCACTGCCGCCTGCCGACGGCGCCCCCACGCTGGAGTCCTGCCGCGCGCTGGGCCGCGCCTGCATCGCGGCCGGCAAGAACATCGAGATGAAGGCCGCCCTGACGGCCCTCGGCTCCGCCAGCATCACCACGGCCGACCCGGCTCTCTACCCGCAGATCGACGCCGCCCTGCGCGCGCTCGTCGCCCCGGCGGGTGAGGATGCCCTCTAAGCCATGACCGCGCGCACGCCAGCCATCATCAAGCTCCGCCCCAGCGACGCCCACCGGTGGCTGGTGTGTCGCGCGTCGCCGGCCTACGTGGCCGACCTGGAGGCCGCCGGCAAGCTGCCCAGGCAGATCTTCGAGTACACCGTCGAGGGCGAGCAGGCCCACAAGCTGGCCGCCCTCATGCTCCGGGGCGGCGAGGCCCCACCCGACGCCAACAAGGAGATGCTCACCCATGTGCGGGCCTATGTTGCCCACGTGCGCAAGCTGCAGAAGCGGCACCCCGGCGCCGAGCTTCTGGTGGAGCACCGCGTCGAAGTCTACTATGCCGAGGAGCGTCACGGGTACGTGGACGTCGCGCTGATCGTACCCGACGGCAGCCACATCTACCCCATCGACCTAAAGTACGGCCGCGGGGTCAGCGTGCAGGCCGTGCGCAACCCGCAGCTCACCATCTACACCAAGTCGCTGGTCAATCAGCTGCAGGATCTGTACCCCCTGACGCCGGCCACCATGGCGCACCTCACCATCTGGCAGCCCCGCGTGCAGGGCGAGAAGACCGAGCGCACCTGGGATGTCACCCTCAGCGACATCCAGAACGGCTGCGACTGGATCGACGGCGTCGCCGCGGACATCCAGGCCCGCCCCCGCGAGCAGAAGTTCGAACCGGGCGACGATCAGTGCCAGTTCTGCCCCGCCGCGCCCGTGTGCGAGCACCGCGCCCGCTACCTGCTGGGCGAGGTCGACCCGGTGCTGCCCGCCGTGGCGCTGGACGTCCGGCAGCCTGACGCCCCCATTTCTCCGCCCGACCCGGGCACCCTCACCGTGGACCAGGTGGCCCGCATCCTCGCCGTGTCCGAGCCGCTCCACAAGTGGCTGGGCAAGGTGGAGGCGCACGCTCTGGCGCTGGCCCAGGCCGGCACCCCCATCCCCGGGCGCAAGCTGGTGCAGGGGCAACCCGGCCGCCGGAAGTGGACCGATCCCGCCGCCGCCGAGGCGCTCCTGCGCCGCATGTTCTCCCCCGCGGTAGCCACCCCGTCCGAGCTCATCTCTCCCGCCCAGGCCGAGGTGCTGATGAAGGAGCGCAACTGCCGCCAGAAGATGTGGGACGAGTTCACCGCCCTGGTCACCCGGCCCGAGGGCGGCCCGGTCCTGGCGCCCCTGAGCGACGAGCGTCCGCCGCTCGACCTGCGCGCGGCTGCCGCCGCTGAGTTCGACGCCGCCGGCGAGGAGCTCCTCTAACCTTTCACGCCCCCCCCCGTGGGCACAACCAACACGAAACCACACGAGTCATCATGAGTAAGCCACGCATCGTAGAAAACAAGGACGGGTCCGCTACCGTCCGCCTCCGCAACGTCCGCCTCAGCTTCCCTGCCCTGTTCAAGCCCCGCGCGTTCGAGCCGGGCAAGGAGCCGGTCCACCAGGCCACGTTCCTCATGCTCCGCCAGGGCGACCCCGAGCAGAACCTCGAGATCGTCAAGCAGGGCATCGCCCTCATCGTCAAGAACGGCCTCCGCGGCGTCCACCCGGGCGCCGACCGCGTCTGCATCCGCTCTGGCAAGGAGAAGGGCGAGCGCGGCATCGACGGCTACTCGGCCGAGATCGCCTACCTGGCTGCCAACAGCAAGCGCCGCCCGGTGGTGGTCGACCGCAACCTGGCCCCGCTCACCGGCGAGGACGGCCGTCCCTATGGCGGCTGCTACGTGAACGCCAGCATCCGCCTGTGGGCGCAGGACGGCGTCAAGAACCCCAAGTGGGGCAAGCGCGTCAACGCCCAGATCCGCGCCGTCCAGTTCTGGGCCGAAGGCGAGCCGTTCGGCGAGAGCAGTGTGGATGCCGCCGACGAGTTCGAGGGCGAGGACGAGGCACCCGCCGCCGCCGCCGAGGACCTCCTGTAGGACCTCTGTTCGCTGTTCTTTGCAGCACTTTGCCCGTAAGACCACCAGCGCCCCGCATGGGGTGCATCGGTGGCGGGGCAGGTCCGGCCAGACCACCCAGGGCAAGAGAAGGTAGCAAGTGCCGCCATCGCCAAAAGCGATCCACGGCTGCCGCCCGCGATTACATGGGCAACCCTGCGAGCGCCACCCGCGCTCAACCGCTCCTGGCCCTGGCTGGACCCCACCTACTCGCGCGCCGGGGCATAGGAGCCGGCGTGGGACGCCCCCGGACCCGGTAGAGGTACCGCAGCTGAACACCTGACGCGCGAGTCCACTTTCTCTCCAACCGCAACCCCACCATCACATGAAGAAGACCAGCAAGAAAAAACCCGTCAAGAAGTTCACCCGCCAGTACGGACCGGCCAAGAAGGCCGCGCCTGTCGTCGCCAAGATCAAGAAGCCCCTGTCCAAGAAGATGCGGGCACACCTGAAGAAGCTCCACGCCATGCAGCGCAAGGCCAAGGCTGCCCCGGTCAAGAAGCCGGCCCGCAAGGTGAAGCCCGACGCGCCCGGCCAGACCCAGCTGCCCCTGGCACCTGTGGTGCCCATGACCCCACCACCGCACGTCCCGGGCACCTACCCCGCTATCAACCCGGCGGACGTTGCCAAGCTGGACCGCGGGACGCCCGTCCCGTTGGCCACCGCGCTGCCCGGCGAGGAGATGCTGTAGCCCATGGGCCACCGCGTCCACAAAGACTACGAGACGTTCGGCACCGTGGACCTGGAGGAGCTGGGCGCCTACCGCTACGCGAGCGACCCGGACACGCGCATCCTCATGCTGGCCCTGGCACTGGACGACGAGGAGCCGCGGGTCCTGTTCCCCCCGGACGTGCTGGAGGCGTTCGGCCTGGAGCAGGACCCGGTGGCGCTGGAGTGGGCGCTCGTCGCGCACGAGCCGGACACAGAGAACTACGCGCACAGCGCCACGTTCGAGATCGCCATCAGCCGCTACCGCATGTGGCTGGACCTGGGCCTGGAGCCGCCGCCGCTGGACCAGTGGCGATGCACGGCCGCCATGGCCAGGCGCGCGGCGCTGCCGGGCAGCCTGGCCCCGCTGACGGCCGTGCTGGGCGGCGAGCAGAAGGACGCCGCCGGCAAGGCCCTCATCCGGTTGTTCTGCATGCCCCAGCGCGCGGGCAAGTACAAGGGCCGCCGTGTCATGCCGTGGGAAGAGCCAGAGAAGTGGTGGGCGTTCGTCGAGTACTGCCGGCAGGACGTGCGCAGCGAGCGCGGCGTGGGCCACCAGCTCAGCGCGTTCGAGCTCCGCGGCGCGGCCCTCGCCTCCTGGCAAGCCACCGTGCGCCTGAACGACCGCGGCGTCCCGGTCAACGTGGACGCTTTGCGTCGCACCCAGGTCATCATCGACGAGGCCCAGCGCGACATCGGCGCCCTGTTCCGCCGGATCACCGGGTTCAACCACGGCCAGCGCGAACGCGTCCTCGAGTGGTTCGAGGCCCGGGGATACCGCGGCGGCGACATGAAGGCCGTCAGCGTGACCCGGGCGCTGGAGAAGCCCGACTGGGGCGACGACGAGGCACTCTTCGCCATGGAGCTCAAGCAGGACCTGAGCTTCTCCGCCGTGAACAAGGTGCAGACCATGCTGGACTGCGACTGCGGCGACGGCCTCGTGCGCGGCACGCTGCGCTGGTACGGCGCCGGCCCTGGCCGCTGGGCGGGGGAGCTTATCCAGCCGCAGAACTACAAGCGCCCCACCTTCCCCGACACCCAGGCTGCCTACGCCGACATGTGCTCGGGCGTGGTGGCCACCGTGGATTCCATGGAGCTGCTCTACGGCACGCCGCTGGACGTCATCGCCTCTTGCATCCGCCATTACATTCAGCCCCCGGCCGGGCAGACCATCTACGACGCGGACTACAGCGCTGTGGAGGCGCGCATCGTCTGCTGGCTGGCAGGGCAGGAGGACGCACTGGAGGGCTTCCGCCTGTACGACAGCACCGGCAGCAAGGAGCACGACCGCTACGTGCGCATGGCGTCGCTCATCTTCGGCAAGGACTGGAAGGACGTCACCAAGGACGAGCGCTGGCTGGGCAAGCAGACCGTCCTGGGCTGCGGGTTCCAGATGTGGGTGGACAAGTTCCTATGGCAGTGCGTAGAGAAGGCCGAGCAGTACAAGATCAAGGGCATCAAGGTCACTCCCGAGCTGGCGCACACAGCTGTCGTGCTCTTCCGTGAGGAGCACGATAAGGTGGTCAACCTGTGGTACGACGCGGACCGTGCCGCACGCAACGCCATCCTGCACCCCGGGAAGACGTTCCGCGCCGGGCCGTACCTGCGCTTCGCCGTGGTGACTACCGGAGGCATTCCCTTCCTGGCGATGCGAATTCCCGCGGGCCGCAGCATCGTGTACCCGTGGCCCATGATCGAGTTCAATGCGGCCAAGGGCAAGGACGGCATCACCTACTACGGCAAGTTGCCCGGCAACCGCAACCAGTGGGGCCGCGTCTCCACCTATGGGGGTAAGCTCGTCGAGAATGCCACCCAGGGCACCGCCGGCGACTTCATGGCCCACGGCACGGTGACCGCGCTCGAGCGCGACTTCGACGTGTTCATGATCATCCATGACCAGTCCCTAGCTATCAACGACGGCCGTCCGGTGGAGGAGTTCGTCGCCGCGCTCACTGACCTTCCTGCCTGGGCCGCCGGCATGCCGCTGGTCGCCGAAGGTAAGGTCGTCCCCTACTACCTCAAGCTATGAAAACCACTCGCACCGTCGTTGCCTGGCTGCTCGCCACCATCGCCCTCGCCTGCCTGGGTGCCGCGTGCGCCGCGCTGGCTCCCCTCATCGCGCTGTACCTGGTCGTCGTGGTCGACCGCCGGCGCCCGTTCATCTTTCCCCAGCCGCCCGAGCAGCATCCCGCGGTGCTCCTCCGGCGCCCGCACTCGCCCGTCAATCCCCACCGCAACTGACCCCACCCACTACACAATGCCAACATACTCTGCCAAGCTCTTCCAGCCGCTCCGGCCCGTCGAGGTCACCCGGCGCGACCTGCGCCGCCTGGCCCCCCACCTGGCCAGCTCTGGCCGGCTCAACGAGCTGCTCGTCCTGGACACTGTCCGCACCGAGGACCTGCAGCGCATGCTCATCATCGAGGCCACGCCGACGGTCGTGGGTGGCCCGCGCGGCACGTTCGTCGCCGCCCACCGGCCCCGTTACGTCATCGTCCGCAAGCTCATCGCGCGCATCCTGTCCCGGGAGCGCGCCCGCATGATTGAGGTGGCCTATGGCAGCGCAACGTGAGTCCGCGGTGGAGGCCGCCCTGGTGCGCTACGCCAGGGTGCACGGCATCTACACCCGCAAGTTCTCCTCGCCCGCGCGCCGCGGCGTCCCGGACCGTATCTTCATCCACCGGGGCAAGGTGCTGTTCCTCGAAGTCAAGCGCCCCGGCCAGGGGCCGACCAAGCTGCAGAAGCATGAGATCGCGGAGATCCGTCTGGCCGGCGGCAACGCCGACTGGTGCGACAGCGTCGAGCGCGGCATGGAGGCCCTGCAGCTATACCTCAACGAGCTCCTGTGATCTACCAGCCCAGCATACCGCAGGACCTCGCCGACTTCCACCTGCAGGAGCACGACGAGGCCGCGCTGTTCATGGGCTGCGGCCTGGGCAAGACGGCCGTCGTCCTACACCGGCTGGCGGAGGACCTTGTCAGCGGGGCCAGCCGCGGCGCCCTGGTAGTGGCTCCGATGCGCGTGGCCAACCTGACGTGGCCAGCGGAGGTCGCAAAGTGGGACAGCACGCGCCATCTGCGCACTGTCAACCTGCGCACGGCCCGGGGCCTCAAGGCCCTGCGCGCCGGGGCAGCGGACATCTACCTGACCAACTACGAACAGCTGCCCCGCGTCCGCGAGGAGCTCACGAGCATGCGCGAGCGCACGCCGTACGACACGGTCGTGTGGGACGAGCTGACGCGCGCCAAGAACCACAACAGTACCCGCATCAATGGCGTCCGGAAGTGGCTCCGCAAGTACTGCCGGCGCCACTGGGGCATGACGGGCACCCCGGCGCCCAACAGCCTGCTGGAGCTGTTCGCGCAGGTGCGCCTGCTCGACGGGGGGCGGCGGCTCGGCCCCGAGTTCTGTGCACATCGGGATGCGTTCTTCCAGGCCACCGACTGGAACAAGTACAACTGGGTGCCTCAGGAGGGTGCCCGCGAGCGAATCTACCGCCAGATCGGCGACCTGGCCCTGGTGCTGCGCAGCAGCGAGTGGCTCCACATCCCGGACATCGTGCGCGAGGACGTGGAACTGGCACTGCCCGCCGAGGCCCAGGACCAGTACGACCAGATGGAGAAGGAGCTCATCATACTCCTCGACGGCGGCGAGACGATCGTGGCCAGCAACGCGGCCGTGCTCGTCGGGAAGCTGCTCCAGATCACCAGCGGCGCCGTGTACGACGACGCTGGCCGGTGGCACGAACTGCACCGCGCCAAGATCGAGGCTCTGGGGCGGCTGCTCGAGCAGGTGGGCCGCGAGCCGGTGCTCCTCTTCTACCAGTACCAGCACGAGCTGGAGCGGATCCAGGCGGCGTTCCCCGGCGTGGTGGCCTTCCGCGAGGCCGACACACCCCGGCGCCAGGAGCAGCTCGTCGAGGCGTGGAATGCGGGGTGCATCGGCGTGCTGGCGGCGCACCCCCGCAGCATGGCACACGGCCTCAATCTGCAAGACGGCGGGAGCACCGTCGTCTGGTTCACGCTGCCGTGGTCGCCGGAGGACTACTGGCAGGCCGTGCGCCGCGTGGCCCGCCTGGGCCAGGACGCTGTCACCCGCGTCTACCACCTGAGCACCCGGGGCACCATGGACGACGTCGTCGCCGAGGCGCTGCGCTCCAAGGACGAGGAGCAGGCTGCGCTGTTAAGCGCATTACATACCTGGCGTGAGCAACTTGTGGCATGAAATCTTTTTGGCTTTACATTTGCGCGCGGCGGGACGATAACCTGGGTCAGCTATGAAAACTACCTCCTCCGAAGTCTCCGCCCTGTTCACCGCGATGGTCGCCGCCGCGAGCATCTTCACCGTCCGCCCCGTCCTCGATGAGGAACAGTCTGCCAAACTGCTCGAGTGCCTCAAGGCCCGTTCCTCCAGCCGGACGCTCTACCTCCGGTTCGAGCAAGCGTGGGCCTGCGACTGCACGTTGACGGTCAATTTCAATCGTGACTGGGACGTGATGAAGGCCGACAAGTTTGTCACCCACGAGGTAGAGTGCCAGATCGGATGGGCTGCCACCGGCCGCAACGTGGCAGATTCTTTGGCCGCTGTCGAGCTGTACGGCCTCGTGACCAAGCTGGCCGCGTTGTTCGAAACCGCGTTCGCTGAGATCGTCCTCACCGACGTGCCTGTGGCCAAGGAAATCTGAACCCGCAACCCCGCTAATCTACCTCTCGTGAAAATCTCCATCGTCAAGCTCGACCGCCCCCTCCTCTCCGGCGACCACCATGACAAGCCACTGCGTTGGACCGCCAACGGCCCGCTGTCCGAAGTCCAGAACTTCGCTACCAGGGCCAACGCCGCGCGCTACGCCAGCATCCGCCGCCAGGCGCCCAGCCAGCACGTGGCCATCTGCCTGTTCGCCCAGCAGCCCGAGGACCCCGTCCGCGTCGCAGGCCTGGCCGGCGCCGCACTGCTCCGCTCCACCGACCGGGGCCGCCAGGCGCTCAAGGACCTGGGCAAGGCGTTCTTCTCCCCCGGTGGCGCCGCGGGCCTCGACCTGCAGGGCATGCGCGCCTACCGCAACGTGGTCGCCGCAGTCACCCAGGCCCGGTTCGAGGGCATCTTCTAGGAGGAGCACCATGCACGCCCTCTCTGACCCCCTCAAGTTCGCCCTGGCAGGCAACGCGCGGCTCACTGCCGTGTCCGAGGCCACCGGCGCCCGGTTCACCTTCCGCGTCAAGCGGTGCGAGGGTGACACGCCCCAGGATCCGCCGAAGGATCTGTGGTTCGTCGGCGTCCTCTCCGGCCCCGACAACGAGGCCGACTACTCGTACCTGGGCACCGTCAGCCACAGCGCCCCGGACGGCCGCGCGCCGCTCGTCTACCAGCACGGCCGTCGCAGCAAGGTCAGCCCCACGGCCCCGAGCGCCATGGCGGCGGCGTGGCTGTTCGGCCACCTGCTGGAGCGCCGGCCGCTGCCGCGCTGCACCGTCCACCACGAGGGGCGCTGCGGTCGCTGCGGGCGCACCCTTACTGTCCCCGAGAGCATCGAGTCGGGCTTCGGCCCGGAGTGCATCAACTACGTCTGACCATGATCACCACCCAAGAACGCCTGGAGCTGGTTGTCTCCGTCGTGATTCCGCACGGCAGCACCGTCTCAGACACCGTCGACTGGCTGTCCCGCTTCTTCGACTACTACCACCCCAAGCTAGAGGCGCGCGTCACCACCAAGCACCCCGTCGTGCACAAGGAGGACGTGGATGTGCCCGTCCCCGGAGAGGAGCTCCTATGAGAATACTCTACCACCGCATCAGCGGCGCCATCGGCCTCACGGACCACGAGTCCGGGACGCGTGGCGCCTGGGTAGAAAAGCGCCGGAACGTGCTGCGCTGGCTCCACGGCCGAAGTCACCAGATGTGCATCGCGACGCGCCTCACCAAGGCGACCGTGGCTGCCCCGCCCGAGGACTACTGGTACGCGCAGCCCGAGCACCCCGACCTGATCGTGCTCGAGTTCGGCCCGAGCAACGGCTCCTGGTACGCCGAGGACTACACCCGCACGCAGGAGCTCCTCGCGGAGCATCCGGGTGTCCCCGTGGCCTACCTGTGTGACGACCCCGACCTGCTCAAGCCCAGCGTGTGCCGCTACGTGCCCCAGGATGACTGGTCGCGCTGGACGTTCCTGCTCAACTGCCAAAGCCCCGGCCTGGCCCCGGAGGTGCTGGGCGCGCCCGAGGAGGCTGCCTACCGCGAGTTCAACCCCGGCGTGGGGCTGCCCCAGGACGAGTACAACGAGAGCGCTGCGGCTGGCGCCGAGCGCCTCGTCTACCCCGGCCGCCCAGGGGGTCGCAAGGTCCAGTGCGCCGAGATGGTGGCCTCCGGCGTGGTGGAGATCATGGGCAGCGCTGCCGAGTGGGCTGCGTACCACGTACCCGTGGTGGCCTCGCCCCAGCAGGCGGAACGCCGCGCGGCCTATCGCCGCTACCTGGGCGTCGTGTGCGCGTTCGACCGGACGCACGCCGTGCTGGGCTGGCGCACCGGCCGCGCCTACCACGCCCTGGCCGCGGGCGTCCCCGTGCTCACCTTCCCTGGCAATCCCGCCCTCTGGTGGGGCATGCAGGTGAGTGACTGCTCCACCCTTGGCCACCTTGCCTCCGCCCTCCTGGACGAGGGCTTCCGCCGCTCCATCGTGCGCGACCAGCGCAATGCCGTCTCCTCCGATGAAACCGATCTCTTTGGCTACGCTGCAATACACACGCTGGGGCTTTGACCTGGACGGCGTCCTCGCCGTCAAGCCCCCGCCGTACGACATCCCCTGGATGCGCATGAACGGCCCGGAGCGCCAGGCCGCCCGGAGCGCCACCCTGGCGTGGTACGCCGGCGCCGAGGCCCTGGGCCAGCCGGACGTGCGCCCCACGATCATCCTCTCTGCCCGCAAGGCCACGCCGGACGTGAGCGCGTGCACCTTGGCCTGGCTCGAGGGCAACGACCTGGGCGATGTACCCCTGTACCTGCTCAGCACCGGGCGCACCATCCGCAACGTAGCCGCGTTCAAGGTTGGTGTGCTGCGTGACTGCGAGATCGACGCATTCGTCGAGGACAACCGCGCCGTCTTGAAGGCCATGGCAGCCCTGCTGCCGGAGGCCACGCTATTCTTCTGGGACAAGGACAGCCCCGCCACGCCCGAGCTCTTCTACTCCCCTCTCCTGTGAAACACATACTTCAGTCCGATGAACTGTGGAAGGCCGACCGTCGCATGCGGGGGGCGCCTACGCGCTTCCGCCTGTTTGTCGAGGCCCGCGAGCAAGCGCGCCTGGTCAAGGAGCTCGTCGGTGGGCCGCCGCCCCACAGCAACGACCCCATCATCGCCGTCAATCGCTTCTGCAACATCAACCGCGAGGACGACGCCGTCACGCGGTGGGTGAAGGCCAACGTGCGTGACAAGCTGGTTTTCCTCGAGCAGGGGCCGGAGCAGCTCGTCGTGCAGCTCCTGGCCACGCGCATCTGGAACCACCCGCCGACGCTGGCGGTGATCCTGCCGGTGATCATCCCCGCCGTGGCCCTGCGCAAGCTGGACGCCCTGCGCGCAGCCGGCGGAAAAACCATGCGCGGCGCCTACATGATGCCCGTGCACGGCAACAACGGCCGCGGGCGCACCGTGGACCAATACTACATGGCCGCCGTCGAGGAGGCACAGACGGTCACGTGGCGCGACATGCGGTCGCTGGCCGAGGTGGCCACGCGGCTGGTGCAGATCATGGGCATTGGCGACTTCCTCGCCAACCAGGTCTGCGCCGACCTGCGCCACACACCCTGGGGCGCCGCGATGCCCGACAAGGGCACGTTCGTCCTCTGCGGCCCGGGCACCCGGCGCGGTCTGGACCGCTACGCCGGCTTTGGCCCCGAGGGACCACTGAACTTCAGCCGGACGCAGCAAACCTACGTCGCACGTCTGCTCGAGATCCGCCGGACACTCTCAGACGAGAACTTCTTCAACACCACATTCTACGATCCCAACAACCTGGCCAACTGCTTCTGCGAGTGGGACAAGCACGAGCGTGTCCTGCACGGAGAGACTGCCCGTCTACACACATACCCATAACATGGAATACACCGACCGCAACCACAATCGCCTCGCCCTCCAGGTCTACGCGGACCTCCTTCGGCGTGGTGTCCCCACGACCAGCCGCAACGGACCAGTCCTGCGGCTCCCCGGCTGCACCACCCTGGTGGCTCAGCGCCCGCGCGAACGGGTGAACTTCTGTCCTGCCCGGGACGCCAACCCGTTCTTCCACCTGATGGAGGCCATGGCGATGTTGGCCGCCTACAACAGTGTGGAGTTCCTGAGCTACTTCGCCGCCAACATGCGCAACTACTCCGACGACGGGGAGCGCTACAATGCTTTCTATGGCACCCGGCTTCGCGAGCAGTGGGGTGACCAGTTGGAAACTGTCATCGAGGAGCTCGCCGCCAAGCCTGACAGCCGCCAGGCCGTGGCATGCCTGTGGGACCCACGTGATCTTATCCGATCCACCAAGGACAAGGCCTGCAACCTAATGTTGCTGTTTGAGCTGGTGGATGGTCGGTTGTGCATGACGAGCTTCAACCGCTCGAACGATGCCATCTGGGGCATCCTCAGCGGCGCGAATGTGGTTCATATGTCCTTCTTCCAGGAGTACGTGGCCTGCGCCCTGGGGAAGGAACTGGGCCCATGGACACACGTGGCTAATAACCTCCATGTCTACACGGACAACCCTCAGTGGGCTGCCGTGTGCGCCGCGCGCATGACTGACCACTACGGCACCCCCGCAGTGCAGGGCTGCCCGCCGCTGTTTGCTGAACCAGGGCAGCGTGCCCGGTTCGACTCCGACCTCGCCCTCTTCATCACTGCGTGCGTCTACGCTGTGCGCCACCAGGACTATGCGCCGCTGCTGGCCTTCCGCAAGACGTGCCAGTCGCTGTTCATCCACAGCGTGGCCATGCCCGTGTTCATGTCCTGGCACATGCGCAAGCTCGGCGATCAATTCAAAGCTGACGAGTGGGCGTCGGATATTCAGGCTGACGACTGGCGCCTGGCCGTCCAGGGCTGGCTGAATCGCCACGCCGTGACCCCTGCCTCTGCGCGCTGACCTTCTCTTCCCTTAACCCATCTCCCACCACCCATGACTCCTCCCCCTGCAATTGCCATCGCTACTCACCAGCGCGCCGCCAACACGCTCGAGTCCGGCCGGGTCGCTCGCTACCACGCGGCACCGTCCGTGGCTCCCCAGACCGTCGGCCTCCACAGCTGGGGCGTTGCCGTCCTGGCCGTCTACATCACCGGGGGCGCTCCCAGCGCCGCCTTGCTTCAGCAGGCCATCATGCACGATGCCGCCGAGATCTTCATCGGCGACGTGCCCTTCACCGTCAAGCGTGACCATCCTGAGGTCAAGCGCCGGTTCCGCGAACTCGAGATCCACATTCACGATTTCCTGGTTATGGGTGCCGTCTCCTTGGATCCCCACGACGAGGCCGTCCTCAAGGTGTGTGACACACTGGAGGGCCTCATCTGGTGCCGCAAGACGGAGGTCGCCGGCAACGGGTTTGTCACCGGCCGTTGGGTCCAGGCCCTGGACTATGCCCTGAAGAAATTCGGTTCCCCGACCATTGATCCAGAGAACGACAGGACCATCCCCGCTGCCCTTTTCCAGCAGGAAGTTAACCGCGCCCACCTCCTGGCCGACGCCTGGGCGCCCACCACGTGAGGTACCAGTACGTCCACCACGTCCTATCTGCCCGTCTGGAGGCCCAGGCGGGCCTGGCGTTGCCACCACCCCCCTTCGGCGACCCCCAAACACGCCTGGAAGCCCTGGAGAGGAGCGAATGGAGCCCTCGGTTCGAGCTCCTGATGCGCAATCGCTTAATCATGGGCGCTTTGCGCTACGGCCTCCTCCACGCTCCTGGCAAACGTCAGTATGACCGGGTGGCTTCCATCCGCCGGCGGGCCTCCTTCTACGCCGAGACGGGCAACCTGGAGCACCTGGTGGACCTAGCCAACGAGGCCCTCCTGGAGTTCGAGGAGAGCCGGCACCCCAGGCGCCATTTCGGCGCGGCGGATGGCGAGGGCGCCTACCACACCCCAGTCAAGGGGTAATGGTCTTAACCGCTGGGATTACTTCTTGCACGATGGGCGTGTGCGGGAAGAAGTTCCACATGAACTGTAGAAAGTTGACCGCGAACAGAATCGCCGTAATGATCAGCGCGATGTTGGCCCGGCTGTTGTCCACGGTGTCCTTGGCACCAGTCTTTTCGCCGATGGCAACAGCCTGGCGCTTCTCCAGAGAGACCACACGGTCCACGCTCTCTAGGTGGCGCTTGTCCCACGTGTCCACGGCAGACACGATCTTGGCGTCGATTGCCTTGATTGCTGCCTCAAACACATCGCGGGTTACCGTCCTGGCCAGGATGTCCGTAGCCATGCCGCGCAGCTCGTTGACGCTCTCGAATCGTTTCTCCGCCGCAGCCTCCGCCTTGTTCACTGCCTCTTTTGCCGAGGCCAGTGCAGCAATGACGGCCTTCTCCTGCGAGACGGCACGCTCATCGTTGAGCCGATCTCGCAGCACCATGGTCTCATCAAAATGCTCGTGCAGCGTCTCTATGGTCCAACGTCGGGAGTTTTTCATGGAAGAGGAGTAGTCAATGCAGTCCCCGGCCGCTGGGCACCGGGAACTGGATGACTACACCTAGTTGATCGGGTCGGGCTTCATGCCGAGGCGCAGGCGCTCGGCGTCGACTTCGGCCTTGGTGGCAACTTGCTCGGCGAGGGTGATCTGCTCCTCCGTCAGGTGCTCAAACATCGGAACGAGCGTGTTGCGGATCAGAGACGCGGCGCCCGTCGCAATTGCGACGACCTGCGCCTCACCGGGGACGAGTGCGTTGACCAGCTGGCCGATGACGTTGATAACCGTCATGGCATCATCGGCGCCGGCATCGAGTTGGGCTTTATTGGCTGTCATATTAATGAGTGGCTACTGTGAGTTGTGGTTGCGGTCGGGGGAGCTACGATGTCTTGATGACCACCGTACTGCGGAACTGTGCGATGACCGGCAGCAGGTTCTGAATCACCGCCATGGCGCCGAGCAGTTTGTCGTGCGCTGTGGCGACTACAGATCCGTCCGGCAGCGGTGTGTTGTTGGCCTTGGCAGCGGCCACGGCGTCGTTGTACGCCTTGACCGACGAGGCATAGGCAGACCGGGCGTTGAGCGCCTGGGTCTCCCACATGTCTTTGTTCGCCTTGATCTGCACGGCCAGGGTCATTACCTGGGGCGCGTTGGCGGTCAGGTAGGCAGAGTTGGCGTCCGTCCAGGCAGTGAAGTCGTTCAAGACCTTCACACCGTCCAGAATGGAGCGATCCATCTCATAGTTGGCCACGCTGCTGTAGGGGCCACCCGCTTCAAGGGTGGGAGTCTTCGGACACCCGGCCAGCGTGATGCTGAGCAGGGCAACCGTGACGAGGAGGCTGATATTGCGGTTGGGTTTCATGACACTTTCTGTTTACTGGCGTTTATACTCTGACGGAAATTGGGGGCGTGGCTGTGTACCTAACCCACGGGGTAAAAGGTTGTCACTCCCTTGAGCGTGACCTGCACCCCCGTAACCGCGCCCGAAGGGGCGACCAGGAACGAGATGGTGGCGTTGTCCGACGTGGTGGATCCGGCCGCATTGGATACTACCACGGTGTACACGCCAGCGTCGGTCAGCTTGGCCGCCTGGATCACGTAGGTAGGCGCGGTAGCACCTGGGATAGCGACGCCGTCTTTCTGCCACTGCTGAGTGAACGGCTGGCTGCCGTTGGCCACGTAGGCAATGGTGATGGTTTTGCCCACCACGGTCACGGCCGTGGAGGCACAGGCTGAGGGCAGGCCCACCGCTGCGCACAAGAGCGCGCCGAGGGCAAGGATTCGGATTATGTTTTTCATGTTGGGTTGGTGACTGAGTTGAGCTACAGGTGAATGGTAGTGATTACCACGTTGCCGGTGTTAACTAAAGGAGAATCAGCCTTGGACGACCACACGCGCACGCGCACCGGCTGGCCGTCCGTGCGATCCAGACTGCCCATGGATACCCCTGTGGTGCGCTGAGTAGGGGCCTGGGCAGAAACGCCACCCAGCTCCATATCGCATTCGCCCGAGAACGGGCCGGTGAGCGTGACTGTGTCCGCGTGGATGCCCGTGCAGCCACCCTTGATTGTCCAGGCGTTTTCCTTGCCCTCTTGCAGTGTCACCGCACGGAAGGTAATGTTGGAACACAGATTGTTCATGTCGATGGCATTCTCCTTCTGATTGCCACCAGTATATACCGTGGTCGGTCCGTCCACCAGCATGTTCACCACGTGGCTGAACTTGAGCACGTCGTTGTAGCCGGACGCATCCGGCAGGATGATCGTGATGCCCGGGATCACGAACACGGGCAGCGGCCCCTGGCGCAGCTGCACTCCGGCCGGATTGTCCGGGTTGGTCAGGAACAGCGAACCGTTGGCATCTCCGCTGTAGGACCAGTAGTTGACGTCGGGTGTGGTCTGGGTGGGAGTTGTGCACCCGCCTAGCAGTGCAGCGAGCAAGAGCAGACAAACAGCGAGCGATTTCATGGGGCGTGCATTCCAGCGGGAGCAAGGGTGGCGTCGTCAGTGGCGCGTGATTGGATTAAGGTGGCCCCTGGGTTGGCAGCCTGCCGCAGCCGAGCCATCGGTGTGTCAGCGATGCCTGGCGGAAGCGCGGGCGGCAGCTTGTTGGCGTATAGGTAGAGGATGGCGTTGACCGCCAGCCCGATCAGGAATGCGTGCCAGATGTTCGACCAGGCCAGGGCGCCCGCCTTGTTCTCGGTGGTGTCCTTGACCAGGACGACGATAGTAGCGATGGCACCGTTCCACGACTGGGCAAACAGGCCGTAGACGTAGTGGATTATCAAACTGGTAAAGGTGTTCATCGCAGGTTACAGTTGGACACTCTCTCGGATGTAGTCAATCCTTCCGAAGAGTGCCTCGATTTCGCGGTTGTACGTTTCGATGATCTCCAGCACGTTGGCTGACTCCGGACAGGAGATGTTGGCCATGGGCTTTACTGGTGCCCTCATGACCGGGGCGAGCTTCTTTTCCAGGTCGCTCAACCGTTCAAAGCACTGCGCAAGCAGGGCACGCTCTCGATCAAGGGACTCTGGTATCAGGTGAGGCTGGGACGTTTCGTGTTTCATTGGGTGTGGGGGTTGGTTCAGAGTGACAGCAGGTAGTCGAGGAAGAAGGATATTTGAGCAGTTGAGCCACCTGCTGAATAAGTGTGCGCTGCGATCTCCACCCGTGCTAGGGTGCCCGAAACACTCTGACTCTTCGGCTGGAGGCCGCCGTCATTGAACGGGACAAGAGCAAGGGGTAGATTGCCCAACCCAAAGTTAGCTGTTAGGTTGTTGCTTCCATCCCGGAGAATTTGCAGCGTGACCGGCAAACCTACCGTGACCAGAGTGTCGTACTCTGCACCTGCACTGGGAGGCGCGCCTGTGCCAAACTTTGAACAGAGACGCATGCAGGTAAAATTAGTGGTACTGAATCTGCCGTAAAGCCGAAAGAGGGCAAGTTGGGTATCATCGGCAGCGGACAGTCGCACTTCCCACCAATAGTCTTCATCAGAGGCCCAGTGGGAGCAGAATGCCGCAAAAGCCAATCGAACATTAAACGCACCCGCTTTGGGAGTGGCTAGGGTGACCCGCACTCGCTGGTCCAGTCCAGCACCCATTGAAACAAGTTTCAGGATGCGGCTGTTGACCACGCTCTTGGAGGAGAAGGCAACCACATCCACGAACGGGGTGACCGATGCACCATTGAACGTGTCAAGCCCGTCGAACGCCGTGGGGTAGTCATCAGTCTGCCCGATCTTCAAGCCTTCGCCGGCCCCGGCAACTCGAAGACCATAAAGCGCCCATGTTGAACCAGCTACAAAGTTGCCCACAGTGGAAGAAAGTGTGAGCCGGTTAATCGCGGCCATAGAAGTCCAATTTGTCGTAATGTCATAGGAGTATTGATCCCCTGAAGTAGAGACGTACCCACCGAGGCCCTTCACGAGTTTCAACTTGTCCGTGCTCGCATAGTCGAAGAAGGTGAACTCCATCCCCGTGAAAGCGCCTGCCGCTGAAGCTGAACCCACGATGCTCGCGCCGTAGGCCAGGTTAGCTGCCGCACCGGCATTCACCTGAGAGTGAAGTGACCACAAGAGTGTGCCAATGTAATTGGCTGCCGTGGTGTCTCCATTCACAACGGCAACTAGAGCCGGACCTCCGCTCGACGATGCCCGCACACTGACAACGAGCTTCAGATGCTGGAAAGTTGCAGGAATGCTCGTGATGTCAATCGATACTTGATCGCTCACGATAGTGCTGCCCGCGATGAGCACCAAGTCACCCCCACCGCCGCCGCCACCACCGCCACCACCGCCACCGCCACCATCTGCACCCGCAGCACCGCGAATATCGACCGCATCAGCAAGTACAGTAGTAAAGCCGGTCGCCCCGACGTAGAGCGGCGCAGTAGGCGCGGTGCCACCACCGCCGGTCCAGCCGACCAGTTGCAACACGCGCCGCTCGTCATCGGTGACAATCGCCAACTCAGGCGTCCAGCCGTTGTCACCAGCACCCCCACCACCGCCACTGTCACCACCGAAAGCGATCCAGTCGCTGTCGCTGCCACCATGCTCGCTGATGCACATGAACGCACCAGCGGGATCAGTCTGTTTGATCACGTCGCCGGGCCAGCAGCCTACGTGTGGGAAGTCTGCGTTGAAACTGTAGCGATGCGCAGCGTCAGCCACGGTGCCCAGGAACTTGCTGCCACTGACCAGCAGATGCTTCAGGAACAGGCGCGTCTGATCCTTGGTGGTGTGCAGCTCATTGGCCAGGATTGGATCGTCTGCACCCAGAGCCTGAAGGGCCTGGCGCTGCTTCTCAGTGCCGGTGATGGGTACGATGGTGTTTGCTGGTGTACGAGTCATCGCAGTAGGTGGATAGGGTTGACGTCAGGCACGGCCTGATTGAGCGCCGCTTTGCGTTCGCCGCAGCCGACGCAGTTCTTCCAATTGGTCTTGAGGACGGCATCAGAAACGATCGCCACCGGCTTGGCCAGCACCTCCACAACGTCACCCAAGCCGAAGGTAGCTTCCGGATGTCTGGGACCGACCATGTCTGGCCGGAGAACGGTGGTGTGCTTGTTCTTCAGAATCATACCCACTCCGTTCGCTCCACGCGCGTTTCCCAGCCCCTCTCGTTGGGCACGTCCACGACCAGATCCACTCCGCCATCCAGGCCCGGTGCCAGAGAATAGGTGTCTGTGAGGTACTCTGCCCAGGCACCAGTCGCTATGCCACTCTCGTCGACTGGCCGGCGTGAGAAGACAACAGAAAGCTCATAATCCCAGAAGGGCAGGAAACTTGTGCCGAAGACGTGCCACTTGAGGTCACGGTAGAAAGCATAGAGTCCTGTAGTGCGCTGCGTCCAAATCGCAGTCTGGGCCACGCAGGTCCCATAAACAATATCATCCCACGCTGCCAGCGTTGCATCTAGGCGAGCCTTGGCAGCCTCATCGGTGTCCTCGTTGTCGAGGGTGTAGGTGATACTGCCGGGGTCCGGTGGGGAAGGCAAGTACACAGTGGCAATCGGGCACGCCCCACCGAAAAGAGCCGCAACCCCAGCCTCGGAAGTAAAGGACCAAACTGTTGCGGTCTTAGTGACAGAAACTCCGGACATGTTCGGTTGAGCCTGCATGTCCAACCTTTCGGAATGATAACCAGTCCCACCAGTCCCACCACCAGTACATGGGGGATTTACTGCCCCATTGAAATTCTTGGTACTAATCAGGGGTTGAGGGGTCGTCCACCCAGTAATGGGATCGACAGTGCGCTCCGACATTTCCGTAATGTAACAGGTAAACCCCTTTCCACCGGGTTCCTCGCCGTGGTGGATACCATAGACATTGCCTGCGGAAACCCTCCATCGCAAAAACTTCCTGACAGGAATGGAACTGATGTAGGGATCGAAACCGACGATTCCGTAGCCACCTCCACGCGTCTTGCACTCAACACTGAGAGCACCACCGGGCAGCCAGCCAGGCATGATGTCACCGTACGTTAACGGCTCACCCGGAGGCAGTGGCGGCACAGGGCCTGGCAGCACGTCACCGCTGTCCTTGTCGCACGCTGGACCCAGGGCAGCACCCACGGCCGCTACACGCACCCTGAACGGCGTGGACGCGGCTGTCAGCTGATAGTAGGGTGCCTGCACATTGCTGGCCAGCAGGGACCAACTGTCGCCGGCGTCGTAGGACACGTACAGGATGTAGGACGTGGCCCCCAGTGTCGGGCGCCAGCTGACGTTCCACTTGGCAGCATTGATCGGGTCGCGCTGAATCTGCACACTGGAACAATCAAGCAGGGGCACGCTGGGCGGTGGATCTGGCGTGCCTCCGTTGTCCACCACCTCTGGCGGAGTGGCTGCGTCCTTGTCGAACACGGCCGGGTTGTCTCCTACACAGGTTACCTCCACCGAGTCATCACCGGCTGGTGCCAGGCCCTGCACGCGGCACAGCTTGCCCCAGGCGGCCGCCTGGCCGAACAGGAACAGGGGTAGCTCGTTGACGTGGTCAAAATGGAAATTGCCGGCGTCGATCAGTGTGCCAGCCACCACATGCGTGGCGTCGTCACCAGCCACCACCGTGTAAGGCCCCAGCACGCTGCCGTCCTTCTTGCGGAAGGCAATCACGTTGGTCACTCCGGGTGTGAACGTCACCGGCTCACTCAACGCCAAGGTGTACCCGTCAATGCCCAGCAGCAGACCGCCCTGGCCCCAGCGCGGCAGGTCGTGGGAGACCGCAATCAGATCGTCGTAGGTGGGAATGTGCCCCTCCAGACCCGTGCTGAAGATGATGTTCTCGCGCAGCTTGCGCCGGCAGGCGCGGATGTACATGCCCTCGCGCCAGGCGCGGGTGCGGTCGGTGCAGCCGGCCAGGGTGATCTTCTCCGGGTTGTCCCCTGCCTCGCCGTCCAGCACACAGAGTACGGTTTCCTGTGCAAAAGTCACTGAGTCGATGTAGGTAATCTCCACCCCGTCGTTGTCCCCCACGGCCGCCGTCTTGATCTGGTACTTGAAGCTACCGTCCACCATGTTCTCCTGATTGAACACGGCCGTCGGCACGGTCTTGAGTATGGTGCGAATGGCCGTGATCCGGCTGCCGTCCAGCATGGGAATGGCCCGTCCCACGCGCAGCGCCGTGGTAGCACCATCCCACAGGGTGATGAGCTGGTCGAACACCCAGTCGAAGTAGATGTGCGCCGCGTCGTAGGCCGCAGCCAGCGTCGTCAGTGTGGGCAGGTCCAGGTACTGGTCTGCCAGCTGTCCGCCGTAGACCGCCCGGAAGATGTTGCAGTCCGCCCAGACTGGATTGCGCGTGGCCGTCGGGACGCTCCAGGTGTGGGTCGTGCCGTTGTAGATGGGTAGCTTGCGCGTGGCGATGACGTTGAACCGAGTCTGCGAGTTGCTGTTCAGATTGTTGGTGGCCTTGGCCTTCATGGCCGCGATGGTCACATTGCCGTAGTTCTTGGTGCTGGGCAGGAACGCCCGCGCCGCCTCCCACCGAATGACGTTGGCCGCCTGGCTGCGCAGATCCTTGGCGTCGCCACGCTGTGCCCGCACCTCGTAGCGCCCACTGGGCACCGTAATCGACAGGGTAAACCGCTGTGGCGTCTGAGTGGCCAGCGTCTTGTCGAAGAAGGCCAGCTCCGTCCAGCTGCCAATGGGCGCCCCGGTGTCGTCCACAGCGCGGTACTGAAACACCGCGTTGCAGGACAGCTGGATCATGTTGTTCTTGCCATCGATGAAGTACAGCCCCTGGGGCAGGGTCACGTCCACCTCCAGCAGAGTGGTAAGCGTGCCGGCCGGATTGACTATGTACCCACCCAGCCAGCCGTAGCCAGTCTCGTTGGTGCCCAGAAGCTCCAGATTGGCCACCTCCACGCTGGTAACCACGTTGTCCGAGAACAGGGTGACTGGTGTGCCTGGCGGGTAGATTTCCACGGTCACCTCGGGGAAACTGCTTATGGGGGTGTCCTCGATTTGCGTGGCCTCAATGTCGAACTCCCCCTGGCCCAGACAAAACAGCTCGTATGCGTACTGCTCGTTGCCGATGTACCGCCCGTAGGGCCGTGCCGCATACGACGGCCACAAACGGCAGCGTCCGTATGGATCCTCAATGGGCGCCCCTAGCTTCATCTGATTCTGCTGCCCCTTCAGATCGTACACCGGGTCCGGGCCACCCAGCTCGCCGGGTATCTTGGGCTTGGGCACCGACAGTGCGATGACCACGCTGGCGATGACCACCACGGCCATGATGATCCAATACAGCAGACCCGGCGCGTTGGGTATCGTGACGAAATTGACTATGTCTGTCCTCTGTAGCCGATGAGTGCTCCAGTTCATGCGCATGAGCGGATTTCCGTTCAGCAGGCAGATGGTGGGCCGCTCAAACTCCACAAATCCGGGGTATTCAAACCGCAGCCACTCGCGGATGGTGATGCCACCTGGGTGCTCGGACACCTTGGTATCCGAGAACGGCTCAAACGGGTTGGAGATCTCAACGATGCGAGCCATGGTGTTGAAAAAAGTTGATTTTGCGATACCCCCGGCCGCGTAGGGCCAGGAGCGACTGTGCAGCAGCATTCTTGTAGTCCGCTGCATGCAGGACCAGGCCCCCGTCCACGTCACCGTAAATTCCTACGTGGTGGTAGACTTCCCGCGTGCTCAGGGCAACGGCACACCCATCCACAGGCGTCGCCAGGGGTCGCCATTCGCCCGACTGGGCGCCCTGGCGCACGGCCTGGTCGATTACGCGGGCAACGATGCCGGCGTCATAGGTGAGCACGTGCGCGTATTCTGGCAGTTCAATGCCCCATTCTGTGCGGTACACCCACCAAAGCAAGCCCCAGCAGTCGAAGGCACGCGGCCCCCGGCCGCCCAGTTGCCAGGGTGCCCCGACGTACTTGGCTATCCAGTGGTGGGGAGCGCTCATTGACCCAGGGAAGGAAAACGCTTCCGGGTGTAGAGCTCGCTCGGGTACGGCCGATTGAGCAGGTTGCCGAAACTGGCCTTGGCGCTTACATCGGTAAGGTGCACTTCCACATCTGACAGACAGAGCACCAGCGGCGGGTTCATCTGCGGAGTGTTTGGATCCGTGCTCAGGTAGGGCCGGAACGTGGCCAGCACTGGCACGTCGGAGTCCTTGACGGTCTCAAAGAAGTCGGACGCCTGGCGATCCACATTGTCCACGCTGATGGACATGGATTGCACCCCATTGTTGCCCGCAGCAGGCAGCGTCAGGTTGAAACTGCACGCCTTGAACAGCTGGTAGCTGCTGTCCTCCAGACGCAGAGTGCGGTCCTGCTGGTCCTTGATCAGGAACAGTGACCCGTCGGGCAGCAGCGGGTGCGAAATCTGGAGCGTCTCCCAGGGCACCACATTGGACGGCGCCGAAGCGTAGGCCTCCTTGATCGCGGCAGTAAGAGCAGTGCTGGGCATTGCAGTCAGTCCTCCGCTGCGCCATGCGTGCGCAGGCGTTTCACTTCCTCACTGAGATTCTTCACCTCGGTGGAAAGCACCGCGACCGCCGTGGTCAGCGCGGCGATGTCCTTTGTCTGGGCCTCAGCCTTCTCGATGCGCGTTGAGGCAGCCAGATCAGTCTCCTTGAGCGCCGTGTAATGGGTCAACTCAGTGTTGATGGCTGTGTCAATTTTTGCATCGTACTTGGACCATGACTTGCCCACGCCGAATACAAAGATGGTGGCGATGGCAATATGCCCGATGTTGATGTGGAAGAAGCCTTGAAACAGTTTCGACATATATGATCTCCTGTAGGGTAACGGCAGAGGTTGTGCTATCGGTTGGGTTAGAAACAAAGTGTTCACGAGGAGAAAAGTGCATCCAACTCAGCTTCGGTGAGCACGCTGCCCACTTCCACCTCCAGAGTCGCGGACACCGTCCAGCGCAGCACGGCGGATCCCTTGGCTGACCATGGTGTGGCAAAACGCGCAGTGTAGGTGGTAAGGCTGGCACCCAGGGCCAGGGGAATCGTAAACCAGTCAGCGCCCTGGGTCAGCTTCCAGTGGTACACAGCCTGGAACACCTTGAACTCGGCATCGCTGAGTTCCCAGGTGCAGGGCACGCTGCGCACGGCGGCCGTAAACCGGCTGCGCTGCCGCACCCGACCGCTGTCCATCTTGGTGCGGATGGTAGAGACGGTCGTGCTGTTGCCGATGTCGGCCGTGGGATTGGGCAGGGAATAGGTGGTCCAGGTGATCATGCGTTGGCGCGGTTAAGACGGTACAGACCTTCCATGGTGCGGGCCAGCTTGGTGCCCCCGGTTTGCAGACCGGAGCTCAGCCGGTCCTCAACTTTCTTCAGCAGCACCTCCACCACCTGGCCGTCGTCGGTGTCACGGGTCTGGGTGCTCACGTCTACACCGGCATTGTTGATGATGTTGATGGTCGTGCCACCGCCGCGCAACAGGGCAGCCGTAGCGGCGCCTCCGGTGACCGTGGCCGGTCCCTGGACCAGCTCAGGGATGCCCGCCTCACCTACGAGACCGTACTTCCCGGCCGGGATCGAGCCGCCCATGGCGTAGGCGCCCGAGTAGTCCTGGGCGCGGATTTGCGCGATGTTGGCCATGCCCCCGGCAATGGCAGCCGCAGCTGCGGCAGCGCCCAGGGCCGGGCCGATGTAGGGAATGCCCGCCAGTGCAGCGTAGGCGCTGGTGGCGCTCTCGTAGGTCTTGATCGTGGCCTGGACAATGGCCGCTGCCTTGGCAATCTTGGCCCCCTTGCTGCCGAACGCGCTGGCCGCCTTGGACAGGTTGCCGAAGAAGTCCGCCGCTGTGGCCAGCGTGGCCTGATTGCGCGCCAGCTCCAGCTGCCGCTGCATGGCGGTGTATCTGGTCTCGAGGGCCACCAGTTTCTTCTGCCGCTCTTCCTCGGTGATGCCCGTGGCGTTCAGAATAAGCTGCTTGCGGAATTCGTAGGCCTCCGCTACCTTCTGATTCTCCTGGTCCAGTTGTGCTCGCAGCTGGTCCACCTTCATCAGGTTGCCACTGGCCACGGCGTCGCGCAGATCCTGCTCCAGCTGGATGGTCTTGTCCAGGCGCTGCGCGCTGGCCGTGTCCATGTCGATGACCAGCTGCTGATTCAGCGCCCGCTCCATGTCCACCTGCTCCTTGCTGCCCGCCTTGGTCATGTTGCGGATGAGCGCCAGGCGCTTGGTGTAGCTGTCCTGGATGGCCTTCTCCTCCAGCTGCAAACTGTTCTTCAGCGCCTCGTACGCGGCCACCTGGGCCTCGGTGGCAGTGTCCGTGCCTCGAGTAATCGGCTCGCCCTTCAGGGGATCCAGCTTGCCGGGGCCTGCCTTGTGCACCGCGTCGTAGGCCGCGCGCAGCTTGTCGGCTGCGGCTGTCTTGTCATTAAAGGACTTGAGCGCCGCGTCGCGCTCGTTCATGATGGCCGTAATCTCCTCGGTGTACGCGTCCGTGGCGTTGCCGATGCTGTCCGTGGTGCTGGTCCAGATGCTCTTCAGCGTGCCGGCGAACGCCGTCTGATCCGCCGTCTGCTTGGCCACATACTCGCCCAGGGCCGCCGTGGCCAGCTGGGGATTCTTGATGGCCTCCACGATCAGGTGCCCGATGTTCTTGGCCGACTCCCAGGCAAAGTTCAGGTACCCCGTGATGGCCGCGTACATGCCCCTGCCCGTGGCCACAGCGTATTCCACCAGCAGCCCCAGCGAAGCTCCAATACCCTTGACGACGGCGGTCACGTTCTCGGGCAGATTCTTGATGGATGACAGCAGGAAGGTAAACGCACTGTCGCCCTCCAGACCGATGAGGTGCATGCCACGCGTCCAAGTATCATGCACAAAGTTGATCGCGTCCACGGCGGCCACACCGAAGGCATCGAACTTGTCGATGATGGCCTGAATGTACCCCTGCAACTGCCCACTGGCCACCATGGTGGTGAGCTCGTGCACGGCGTCCGTGGCCAGGCCAAAGCCCTTCACAATCAAATCACCGATGCCACTCTCACCCACGGCGCGCCACAGACCGCCCCAGGCTTTCTCCAGGTCGTGCATCGCCGTGGCCATGATCTCAATACCGTCCATGCGCCCGCTGGCACCGCCGAAGTTCTGGGTGGCAATCTTCTGCACGTAGGCCTCGATGCTGGCCGCGTCGCCCTTGATCTTCTCGGCGTTGCCCCGGAACACCACGCGCAGGCCGTCACTCTCCTGCATGGCGCGGATGCCCAGCTGATTCAGGGCGCGGTACATGCCCTGCGACGACTGAGCGATGGCGTTCGCCACCGTGCTCACGCTGTTGCCTGTGCCGGCCGCCAGATCGCGGTAGGCCAGCAGCGCGGTGCTGCTGGGATCCAGACCCCGATTGCGCAACAGCACGAACGCCTCCGTCAGATCCTCCACCGGGGCGCGCACCGTCTCCATCTCGCGCAGCCGGGTCACCATCTCCTTGACCAGCTGGTTGGACTGCACACCGCTGGCGGCCACCTTGGCCTGCAAGGCCTGATTCTTCTCCGTGCTGGCGACCACCGCCTCATAGGCCGCGTGCAGCGACAGAGCTGCCCCGGCCAGGCCCGCCAGTTTGACCGCCAGGCTGGCCGCGCCACCCATCAGGCCCTTGGTAGCCGTCTCGGCCTTGCTGGCGGACGCCGTAAGGTTGCCCAGGGCACTATTTGCCGTGGTGACCTTGTCGCTATCCACCTGAACGACCAGGCGTGCTACTTGATCAGTTGTGTCGGACATTGGGATTGGGTTTCCAGTAGATGGCGTCTAGCTGCCGCAGCACCTGCACTTCGGTTCCGGTGGCCTGGCGCCCGGTGAGCTGCGACCAGGCCAGGATCTCCTGATAGCTGAGGGGTGCAGCGCCCTGCTGCAATTCGGTAAACCAACCCCACAGGTATGCCAGCGCGGGCGGCAGCGGAGGCTGCTCCACGAGCTGGACCGGTTTCTTGCCCGTGGCCTTCCAGACGGCCAACAGGTGCTGCTTTAGCGATGTCGAAGAACCTAACGGTGGCGCGGTCAGCTCGAGCTCTGCACGGGTGTACTGGACGAGGAGCTCGAGCTGCTCTTGAAAAAACAGCGCCGGCTCGCGCTGACGCGATCAATCTCGGCGGCGATTTGCGGTGACTCCTTCAGAAATGCCTGCACCGCTTCCGACGTGCAGGCCGCAGGGAACGACCACGCGGCGACCAGGGCCGCAAGCATCACGTACCGCTCTTCCTGGCTGTCCAGTTCAGCGGCCCGGTCCTTGCTGGCCATGGCCTCCAACAGGCGTCGGTTGCTGGCAGCCTCGGCGGCGCGAAATGCGTCGGAGTCGATGCTGCGAATTTGCAGCCATTCCTCGGTGGCTGTGCCGTCGGGCAGCGTCAACGGAAGCTTGATGCCCTCGTTGGCGGCTGCCCGCGTGTGGAACTGCGCTTGGGGGGTTGACATGGGAAGGGGAATCAGACAACGGCCGGAATGCGCGTGATCTGGATCTGGGTGCCCGAGGTGGGGTCGAACAGCGCCTGGAAGGGCATGGCCAGAGTGATCGGTCCAACGCCCTTCACGTCCGGCTGGCCACCCGTGAACTTGACACGTGGCAGCAGGATCTCGTACGTGTTGCCGGCGGAGCCGTCGCCCAGTGTGAACTTGATGGGCACCTCGTCCTCGTTGAGGAACTGGTTGATCATGGTGGCGTTCTCGAAGTAGAACGTCGCCTGGCCGGTCAGGTTGCTCCGGCCGATGCTGGGTTCAATGGTCTCGGCGCTCCCCACCACAAAGCGTGGCAGAATGCCGTTCTCCAGCGTGATGGCCAGCTCGGTGGCCACGCCGTTTGGCACCTCGTCCACCAGCACGGCGCCGCTGAACGCGTCCATGGGCGCATGGGTGTCGGCGGCCGGGTACGTGGCGCCGGCCGGCGCGGTGTCACCCGCAATCATGCTCTGGCCCACCACACCGAAGCCCAGCTCCACGATGGCGCCTGGGGTGACCTTGAGGTCCACCTTGGTCACTTCCACGCCGGCAAACAGGTGATAGCGGCCGGTGACGATGTCGGAGAAATCACGCAGCACGCTGAACGAGCGCCGCGTGGTGCCCGCCTTGAGCACGGTCTTGGGACCGGTCTTGGTGATGGTGATCGATTCGCTGGCCGCTTCCGTGGTGAGCGTCACCCCGCTGATCACGATCTTGCTGGCCGTGCGTGTCACGACGGTCGCCGTGCCGTTGTTGCCCGGATTGGTGATGAATCCGGCGATGCTGATGGTGTCCCCGGTCGAAAGCGCCGGGAACCCGGCCCCGCTGTCGTTGAGGCTGTTGTCCGTGCTGGACGCGCTGATGGTGGCTGCCGCATAGGTAACCAGCGCCGCAACGGCCCAGGTGCCGCACAGCGCGGCCTCCAGTATGGCGTCAAAGGCAGCAAAGCACAGCTCGGCGCCAATGTCGCCGCCGACCTGCTTGGTGCCGTGCCGGAAGTCCTGGATCTGACGATCGGCCCGAATTTCCTCGGACACGACGCTGCTCTTGGCCAGGGCCAGGGTGCAGCTCTTGTGCCGAAACTTGGTGAGAGCGGGGGTCGCCGGCGTGGTGCCGTAGGTGGTCTCCGCGACGAAATGCAGATTATGTCTTGAGCTGTCGGCCATGGTAGTATTGGGTTATGCGCTGCGCTTGATTTGGGAATAGAACATGATGGTTACACTGATCCGGTAAAAGTTGTTCACCTGACGGCCCTGGCTGGGCACGCACGAACTGACGCGCACCACGGCGTCGCTGCTGTACCAGCGGCTGCCCGCGTAGAAGCGGGCGCGCAGGGCGTCCACCAGCACCATGGCAGCGGCCTCGCCCTCGCCCTCGGGAGTGTTAACGTCCACCTGGAGGAAACCGCTCACCTCGTCCAGACCCTGGGCACCCAGTGACGCTGGCACCACATGCGCCGGGACAAAGGACACCTTGAGCCAGGTGGCACCCTCGGGCGGCTCAAAGATCATGTTGGGCAACGCCACCACCGTGGAGCTGACAAAGGCACCGTCCATCACGGCCTGCACCAGTGCCGCGCGCACATCGGAAACAAACTGATGATTAGTAGTGCCCATTAGGCAGCGATCTCCGCTTTGATCAGACCGTTAAACCGCACCACGTTCTTGCGCACCATGCCCTCGGGCTGCTTAGTATGACTCCAGCCATCGTACTCAATGCGTGCCGCATACGGCAGATTGTTGGTGAGGAACATGGCCACGTCGCCTCCTTTGCTCTTCTCTACTACCTGATTCATCATAGCCACGGTGGGACCGCCGTTGGGATCGACGCTGTCCAACGCGTCCAGCACGGGAGTGCCCTCGCTGCATTGCCAATTACCGCGCAGCCGACCGGTGAGCACCGGGGTGTCCATGATCACGGCGCCGAACAGCTTGAGCACCACACCACGGCGAATTTTCTCAACCTTGGCCATGGTGCCCTGGCCGAAGGATGCGACCTGCGCGGAGAATGTGCCCACGTTGCTCATCCTTTTTGCACGCTACAGGTATAGAGCACCGGCACGCCGGCCGGCGCGATTGGCGTAACCCCGATGACGCTGGCCGGACCACCGTCCACGGCAATGTCATCCCCGACGGCGGGGCGCGCACCGTTGGCTGCCACCAGCACGGTGGCCAGCTTGCCCCAGATTAGAGCGTCACTGAATTTCTCGTCCCGGGCGCCGCTGTATGGCAGCACGGCCGCGATCACGGTGTAGGGTGTCTCCACCTTGGTCACGGTGCCGGCTGCTGCACTGGCCACGGTGTTGGCCTTCTTGGTGAGCGTGGTGGGTGCCCCGTACTGCTGCAACAGACGGACGGCGGTGGCTGCGGCTGAGGAATAGTCAAACACGGATGGTAGAAAGCGGTCCCGTCTGACGCATCAGCGGCTGGAGCATGTCCAGCACCTTGGTGAGCACCGGGCGTACGGCCGCCGTGCCCCGTTTGGCGTACGTGGTGGAGAGCGGCCCGATGGTTTCACTTAACACCTCGCGGCCGGTGCCCGTGGCCTGGGGATCGGCAGTTTGCAGGTCGAACGCGGCCTGGCACTGCGCCTGCCGCAGCCGGGTGGGAATCAGGGCATCGTCAATGCTGGTGGCATTCCCGAACAGGAAGACCAGCGACCGGGGCCACGCCAGGGCCTGGGTGCCGGGCGTGGTGCGCACGCCCTTGTACTGGCTCTCCAGGCTTTCCAGGTAGTCACAGGCGCGAACCAGTAGCACCTCCACGGCCGCATCGTCCACTGGCAGCACCAGGCCTCGCTCGGCAGCATAGGCCCGCGCGTCTTCCACCGACGCGTAGGAAATTGCACCCGCAACACCAGTACCGTCTTCAACAATTAAGCTCATAGTATGGGAAGAGTTCGCTGCTGTGTTGCGGGAGTTGGCTCGTCAGGTGACGAGAGTGAGCTGGTGCTTGTACCACGTGTCCACGGCGCCCGTGTTGGCCGCGTCGTCACTCACGTTGATGTAGACCCAGCCACCGTAGACCACGCACTCCCACGGCTCGCCGTCGGTGCCGTCCACTCCGCTGGTCATGGGCGCGTCGGCCACGGCCGCGCAGGCACCCGTGCCGTTGTCGCCGCCCGCATTGGCCACGGTGACCAGGGCAGCCGCTGCCGCACTGGCCTCAATGGCCGTCTTCACCTGGGCGGCCGTGCTGGTGGCGGCCGATGCCACACCTGGCGTGCTGTTGGCACTGTTGGCCGCAGCCGTGACGCCGAGACCGGCCGCGATGGCCAGATTCTCAGTGACGTCGTTGGCCGCTGCCTGGGCCGCCTTGCGTGTCATGACGATGGTGGCCGCGTTGCCCACAAAGGTCCACAGCGCACCCAACACCGGGTCCGCCGTGAGCGCCGCAGCGATGGCCGCAGCCACCTTGGTGGCGGTGTCCATGGTGGTGTCCAGGGCCACCTGCACCGCAGCCGGCGAAACCAGGAGAGCGCTGGTGACTGTGACTGCCAGGTTGCCGTTGGACGTGGCACCAGCTGCGGCCGTGACCGTGGCCGTCTCCACCTGCACGGTGCCCGGCCCGGTGGCCAGATTGACCGTGATCACCTTGCCCACGACTCCGACGGAGAGCGCGGCGCTGGGCGTAAGCGGTGTGGCATAGGCCACGTGGATACCGTTACCGTAGGCGCCCTTGCGCTTGGCGGTGTACGTCATGCTGTTGTTGGCTCCGGCTGGGTCGACCGTGAGCGTGGCCACCACGGCGTTGGTGGGTGCAGCCGCTGCCGCATGGGGCAGCAACGTGCCGAGGAGGGCGTTGACGCCCAGGTAGCCAGACTTCTGGCGGGAGAGAAAGGTGCGAGACATGGGATGTATTGAGAGTTACAATCGTTGGCAGGTAGTGTTAGAGAAGGGCCTCGTCCGCAGCGGCCGGCGCTGGCGGTTCCTGGGTGGCAGACCTGGGCTGCTCCACGGGTTGCTCGGCAACCATGCCGAGCTGACGACGCGCCTCCGCCATGGGAATACCACGGCACAGGAGATTGACGAGCGCGAGAGGCGCCTGGGCGGGTACCTCGGATTTGGACTGTTGGATGGGAGCTGGCATGATGTGAATTAAGCAGGTTGTTGTGCTGCTTGTGTGAGCCGTGGACTATTATTCCCTCGGCTCGGCTTGCGGATGCTGCGGCTCCGACGCCGGATGCTGCGGCTCTTGCTTGGGCTGCCTGGGTTCTTGCTTCGGCTCTTGCTTGGGCTGCCTGGGTTCTTGCTTCGGCTCTTGCTTGGGCTGCGGATTATTATGCGTATTCATTTGACTTTTATACCTTTCCTTTGGTTACCTAACACAGAGGGCCAGGGCGTTGCCGGCAGCACCAGCCTTGCCGGGCGCCCCAGCCCCCAAGATCTCACATACACACTACTGGAGCGCGCGGTGCTGGCCTAGTCGTTGACCTTGAGGAAGGCCACCGGGATGTTCTTGCGCTGCCACACTCGGTTCCAGTTGACGGCCAACTTGAGGTCGGCGTAGCTGGCGAAGCGGCAGCTGGCCGCACCACCCGTGAGCGTGTTGCTCTGGAACGCGAACCCGTACGGATGCCACACGTTGTTGACCCGGCTGTAGATCTCCGTCTGCCCGCCACCGTTGCCGGCGCTGGGCTTGCGGAACAGCTCGCTGGGTTGGAGCACCTGGCCGTTCGCGGTGCCGATGGCGGCGCCGCCGAACATGATCGCCGTGTACGTGATCCGGTTGCTGCCGGCGACGGCGGGCAACGAGTCATCCACGATGATGCGCTTGGTCATGTACGTCTCGAACATGATGTTGTTGTCGCTGTCGCGCACGTACTGGATCAGGTTCTGCTTCTGCAACCGGGCGTGGATCGCGCTGTGCATGGCGATGGTCGTGAGAGCGTCCGCATGGTCACCCATGGTCTGGAGACCGTCAATGACGCGCTCGCCGCCAATGCGCTGGGCATCGGCCACAGTCGAGCTGTCATCCGTGGCCACGTTGACCACCATGTCGCCGCCGTCGTTGGCGATGTTGTCCGCCATGATGCCGAGCAAACTGCAAATGATGCGCTGCTCGTCGTCCGTGGCCCAGAACGCGCCGATGCGGCCCGTGATGGCACCCACCGGATCCTGCAACGCCAGCTCGCGCGCCAGGTCCATGGTGCTCCAGCTCTTGTTGCGCGCGGCGCTGCGGAACTTTTGCAGCTCACTGCTGATCTTGTCCGTGGTGCTGAGCACCGTGGGATCGTCGCTGGAGTAATTCGGCTCCCCCACCGTGAGGGGCGCGAAGTTGGTGAGCTCACCCAGGTGACCGCCCTGGGCGATCTGGGCCTGGATCTGGCCATCCGCAACGGCGACTCCGCTGTTGAGGAAACGGTTGAGTTGGGTCTGCGCCTCCTGGGCACGACGCCCGAAGGTAAGCGGGTTATAGATATCGGCGATTTGTACGACTGACATGGTAGTAGTGGGTTATGAGTTGGGAACAGTTTGAGATCTTGATTTCGCGCTCTCCCCAGGGTGCCGCCTACTTGGCCTCGGCTGCTACCATCTGCTGGTACACCTCGGGGTTTTCGTTGGCGAACTTGGCCTCCTCCGTGGCGGTCATTTCCGACAACTTCTTGACGCCACTGGCGCCCTTCCGGCCTCCGCCGGCACCGCCACCGGAAGCCCTTGATCCAACAATGATGCTCGAAAACTTGGTATTTGACAAGAATTCTTTTTGCAACCCCTCTGGTGTCAGGTCCGTGGCGCTGCCGTCAGCGGCCAGCACCTTGGTCACCGCTTTGCCGTCCGCAATGTCGGCCTGGAGCCGGCGCGCGACGTGAGGCAGCAGGATCTCGGCGTTGTCGCCGGCCAGCTCCGTGGCAATGCGCAGGGCCACGCTGTCCACCATCTGGGCCTTGAGCGCCGCCTGGGTGCTGGTGAGCTGGTCGGTGAGCTCCTTCTCGCGCTTGGCCAGCTGGGCCTTGAGCTTCGCCTCAGCGGCGGCCACCTTGTCGTCGCCGGACTTGCCCTTGTTCTGGAGCTCTTCCAGCTGCCCCTGGAGCTCTTCCAGCTGCTCCTGGAGTTTCTTGGTTGCGTCTTCGGCCTTTTTGCGCGCCTCCTTCTCGTGCTCCTTGGCACGCTTGAGGGCGCCCGTGTCTTCGGCGCCGTCCACCTCGAGAACGTACGTGCCCTCCTCGGTGTCGGACTCTTTGTACTCGCCCTTGATGTGCTCACTGAGCTTATCGTAGGCCTTCTTGTCGAGCTTTGCTTTCAGTGCCATGGTAGGAACTTCCTATCTTCTATGTGGGGGTTGGGTTGATGACCGGTCACAGACCGGCCGAAAAATTAGTCTCCTGGCGGGATGTACTCGTCCAGGCCCGCCTGGGCAAATGCGGCCGGCTCCTTGGCGGCCATCTGGTCCAGCGTCATGGGCTGGAAGTTGCGGTCCAGGCTGAGCGACTTGAACTCGTCCGCCGTAAGGCCTCCGTCCCGAAACAGCGTGCCGCGCGCTGCGCCCAGGGCCTCGTCCTGGAATGCGGCCGGCTGGTCGCTGAGCCACTCGTAGTAGCTTTGGTCCGCCGGCACCGGGCCGCTGGCACTTGAGCGCGTGGCGCCCTCGTCCAGGAAGTCCAGCTCCTTGGGCAGCTTGGCGATGGTGGTGCTGCGGCAGCCGATGTGCAGTGGGGGCCACGGTCCTGAGTCCAGGGGAAATTTCTCACCGTCCAGGGCGCGGCACTCCGTGGTCGTGTGGCTGTCCATGGTGCTCACCCAGATGCGCCCCTCCACGATGTCCGTGTTGGCCTGCCACAGCGCGCCGCGCGCCTGCTGGGCCACCTGCTGCACGGCGGTGCGCGCGACGGCCTCCGCCTGGCGCCGACTGGCCGCGACCAGGCCGTCCTTGTAGTTGGCGCCGGCTGTGCCTCGGATCTCCTGCGCCAGTTGCCCAATGGTGCGCCCCTCGCCCCAGGCGCGCGTAACCGCAGCGTCCACGCCGGCAATCTGCTTGGTGCCCCAGGTGTCAATGAACGGCTCCAGCAGCTGCCCAGTGGCGCTGAGAGGCTGCTCCAGCGCCAACTTATACGCGTCATTAGCAGTTACACTACTAAGTCCCCAGTCCAGCCCAGCGGTCTTGATGGCAGCCTCCAGGGTGCGTGCCTCAAACCCCACCTCGTAGCCGGCAAGGCCCTTCAGATCGCCCAGCAGCAACTTCTTCGCCTCCGTAATCTGCTGCGCCTGCGCGCGCTCCAACTGACCCAGCACGCGCTGCAACTGCGCGCGGCTGAGCGCGTCCAGCGTGTCCACGTGCAGGCTGTAGATGACGTCCCGAATGGACTTCTCCAACTGGGGCAGCACACGCACAAAGTCGCCGGCCGTCTGCGTCTTCAGGCGCTCCAGGAACACCTGATGTCGCGTGGCTACGGTGCTGAGGGCGAGCTTGCTCACTTAGCAGGTGGCGGTGGTGGTGGTGGTGGCGTGCCTGTGCCTGGCTGCTTGGCGCCGGGCGGAGTGCCACCCTGTTGCTGCTGGTCCATCTTCTGCTTGGCCGTGAGCGGCGCCCCCGTCGTCGGGTCGGTGCCCGCCAGCGCGGCGCCGAACGCCGTGATGGGCTTGGTGAGCATCTCCTGCTCGCGCAGCTGCTGCCACTCCTCGAAGGTCTTCCAGGCGATGCCCGTGCGCGTGAGCGACGAACGCATCTCCTCGTCTGTAATGGCGCCGGCCTGCCACTCGGCGATGAGCTGCGCCTGCGCCAGGGCGTCCAGCTGGTTGACACTGAAGTCGGTGTTCAGGTCGTACGTCAAATTGTCGTCCGGCTTGCCGTCGCCTCCGCCCAGGAACATGAGCGCCCAGGCCAGCGCGGCCTCGTACGCGTCGCTCACATTGCAGGCCACGGTGCACAGCACGCACTGCTCACTGGCGTTCTCCATGCTGGCCTCCTTGGCGGTGCGCTGCACCTTCTGCTGCTCCACCAGCTTGGCACCCAGGGCGCGCATCTGCGCCTCCTTGTCCATCATGGCCTCGTGCGGCATGGTGTTCTCACCCACCTGGAGCAGCGTGGCGCTGGCGTTCTCGGGCAGCATCACGGCCGCCCGGCTGCCCAGCTGCACGGTGCCCTTGAGCACGTCCTTGACCCAGCCCTCCGTCAGGCCTGCCAGGCACGGCGTGGCCTGCCCCACGATGTAGCACATTTCCTCGTAGTCGGCGCTGTTGCGGAAGTGTGCAATGTTCAGCGCCGCCATGTCATACAGAGGAGGCAGATCGGGTGACGAATCGTTGTTGACGCTGCCGATGAAGGTGAACGGGATGAAGTTCAGCCGCTTGCCATCGCCGCCCGTGGGTTCAAAGTAGCTCTCGCCCGCGCCCTCGGTGCCGGGCAGTGGTTTGAGGATGAACTCCTGGTCGTTGTTGGGATCCTTGATCCACTCCTCCTGCACATATAGACCATCCTCGTCCAGGCGCAGGACGCGCCACTGCGGGGCGAACTCCTGCTGGTAGCCATCGTCATCCGTGACGTAGTCCTCGCTGATGACCACCAGTGCCAGCTTGACCACACCACCCACCGTGACCGTACGCCAGTTGATGACGTCCCACGGCTCCATCAGGATGACGCTCGGGCGGATGTCCCCCGCCTCCAGTTGCGCCTTGGTGGCTGCCTGGGGCGCAACTGGGTAGTCCACAAACAGACCTGCGCGCCCGTGTGCCAACACCAAGGACAACGTCTTCTGCACCTGCTGCTGCAAGCTGTTGCCGGCGCCGTCCACATCCTTCACAATGGGATCCAGCAGCGTGGGCATCTTGCTCTCCGGCTCCTGCTGCATCACCTGCCCCACGAGACCCGCCAGCGTGCGTCCCGTGACGTTGTAGAACACGGCGCGCAACAGATACTGGTCGTAGCGGCTGCGGTTCTCCAGACTCAGATCCATGACGTTGGGTCGGGGCAGATACAGATCGCCGCGCTTCTTCACCTGCCGTTCGCCGGCCAGGCAGTCACGGATCAAGTCCCAGCGTGGCTTCAGGTCAGTGAACTCCGGACGGATGTAGCCAACATTGGGACCGCGCCGGGTGCCCTTGCTCATGGAAGTTGCTGGGGCGTTGACTTGCTGGTCGGGGGTTGCCATAGTGATGTGAAATTACGGACGACGTGGGAACGCACTGTTACGAAAATCACCTTGTCCGCGTGCCGCAATAGCTTTCCTCAGATAGTCATCCATGGTGCGCGTGGCCAGATCTATTTTGCCAGACTCCTCCAGCATCTTCAGCGCCGCCTGGAGCTTGCCTAGTGGATGCGTAGCCAGCCGTGCCATGGCCTTGGCCGTCGTGTTGTGCGTATTCAGAAAGTCGTGCACACTGGCGCTCGCTGTGGCCTCTTGTCCGATGGACACGGGCGCCGTGGGTGCTGGCACCGGGCGCATCCCGGCCGCGTAGGCGCTGGGCGGCAGCCCCTGGGCGCCCGTGGTGCTGCCACCACTGGTCCACATTCCCTTGTCATCGCGAGGTTGGTCGTCGTTGAATGGCATAGGAGAAGAGGAGTTAATTGGCTGTCGGCAGAACCCGCTCCTGCCCGATTGTTCCGCAAAAGGCAAGAACTAAGTTGGCCACCGCACTGGGACGGCCATAGCGTAGCGCTTCCTGTCCGCCAGGCAGCGGTAGCGCACCTCGTCGTACAGGTGGTCCTCACTGCCACTGTCCACGTCCTCAGGGTCGCGTGGATCGCGCGGGAGCACGGGCAGTGTGGCGAAGGCGACGGTGCAATTCGTGCAGAAAAACAGCCCTGGGCCCTCGCCTGTGTGACTGCTCGTCAGGCGATCACGCACCAACTGCAGGCCCACCTTGCGGCTGCCAGGCGACTTGTCCGACGGCGTCCAGGCCACACCTTCCTTGCGCATCTTCTTGGCGATGCTATCACTCTCGTCATCCTCGACGGACTCGATGGCATTATCCGCCGGACCGGGGCGCACATCGCCAGCGATCCAGCCCTTCATGCGCAGCAGCTCCTCCTCTGCCTTGACACCCCGAGCCACAGCCGTGCTCCCCAGGCGCACACCCACGTTGGTGCCCACCTCGGGACTGCCATACCACTCGTGAATGCGCACCAACGTGCCCTTGGGTGGGCACCACTTGGTGCCATCGGGCCACGTGGCCTCTGTGCCATCTGCCTCTGCCCACCAGCCCACACTGAACGGTGCCGCACTGCCCCAGTCCAGACTGCGGTCCAGACGCCATCCGGCGGGCACCTTGAATCTGGGCACGCGCAATTTCTCCGTCCATAGATCATCCAGTGCGCCGCCGGCGACGATGTTCCAGTCGCCCTCCTTGAGAGCGCGCACCAGCTCAGGACTGCCCAGACCATCCAGGCGTTCCAGGTAGCCAGGGTCGTTGTCCATGAGCGTGGGATTGTCCTGAATGCGCGCTGGGATGAACTGCCGCAGCATACCACCCTCGCCCTTGGGTTGCAGACGTACATCCATGGGCGCGGCGCCGTTCACGAACATGCGACGCACGAACGTGTGCCCAATGCCACCCGGATTACTGCCATTCAGCACCCGAGGAAACAGCCCGGCATACTTGGGCGGGATCTTCAGACTGCCCAGGCGGCACCGACCACGCAGGAAGCGATAGATCTTCTCAGTGAAGTGGGTGAGCTCGTCGACGAGCAGTACGTGGATCTCAGCACCCTGGTACTTGAACATGTCCTTCTCGTACTGGCAGTGGCACATCCAGATGCGTGCCCCGTTCCAGAATTGCAGGAAGTTCTTCCCTCCGTTGTAGGTCACCAGTCCACTGTTGAGCCAGGGCGCCAGCAACTCAGGAAAACTGCCCGGCCCGGCCATGTGATTCTTGAACAGATCGTCACTGATGCGCCGAAACAGATATGCCTGCAATCCTGGGATCTCGCTGCACCACACGATGCTCGCGGCGCGCATGAGATGACTCTTGCCTCCGCCGGCCGCGCCACCGTACAAGATCTCCGTGGCACGACTGGTGAATGCCTGACTCTGCCGTGGATGCAGCACGATGTTGACCTGGCTGTCCGTGAGCGTGCTCATGTGCGGCGAGCAATTCGCTCCGCTTCCTCCACCAGTTCACGGCAGTCTGCTGCATGATGCACGACGATGGGTGCGGGGTAACGGGCACCACTCTCTGGATCAGCATACTCAACGCGCGGCGCGCACCAGCAACCCGTGCCACGTGGCACGTGCACTCGCTCATCATCTCGTGGCACAACATGGCGGAAGGGATCCTGCCAGCATGGTCTCAGGACTTCCCAACCCGTGCCCGGCCAACGACGGTCAGTTGCTGCCGACATGTCCTGAAGGTGCATGCGTTGCCGGTGCACTCAGAAACAAGGTGACCACGCCCGCCGTGGGGCCTGCCATGGTGGTAATGACGATGCCGGGGAAGTTGAGCTTCAGCTTGTCCGCGTAGCGCTGTGCCTTGCCCGGAGTGCTGTCTGTAATCATGCTCACACGCAGACCTTGCCGCATGCACTGCGCGCCGACGACCATGATGCGTTCGTCTTCGGTGAGTCTGGACAAGTTGATGACTGCCTGGGGAGGACCACTCATAGGAGTTGTGCTGGTGTTGGGGTTACGTTGATGGTGGGTCGCTCTGCAGCAGGCACGCCGTTTAAAGTGATGTTGATGGTGGGTGCTTGCTTACTGGCATCCTTACCATCGCCCAACTCCATGCCACCCAGACGCGCCAACTGCGCAATAGCATTGATGCGATCGCTGGCCTTGCCTGCGGTGCATGCCTCACGCTTGAGCATCTGGAGAATCTCGGCACGTGTGATTACGGCCTCGGGTGGCATGCAATCAAGCAGATCACGCACCATCATGATGAAGATGGGATCACGCTCTGCTGTGCGTATTAGATCCCAATCGACGCCGGCCCGTGCACATGCACGCACCAGATCAAAGTCCACCAGGTACTCCTGTGCCAGTTTGGCTAGGCGGATGTGGCGCCGACGCTGACTGGCAGGCAGGTCGATAAGCTCTTCAGGATCGACTGGGCAGTAGAAGGGTTGCTGCCTCAGTGCCAGTGCGCCCTCCGGCGTCATCGGCTCCGGCCCGCCATCTCCCAGGTTACGCAGGTCCAGGGAAGTGAGAATGTTGTCGTGGCTCATAAAAGCCTCCTATGGTTCCAGACGCGCTGCCTGGCAAGACGAATCTTTCGGCGCACACCACGTACCTCCATGATGTAGCGTTGCACCATCACCAGGAACGCAGGATCTCGCAGCGCATGCAACAAGGCCAACTCCAGTACGGCCTTGCGCGGCGCATCTGAGCCTTGCGCGAGCGCGTCCGCCATCCGTACCAGATCGTCCGTGAGCCGCATCGTCACGCAGCGATGCTTCCGGACACGTCGACCAGGCCATGTTGTTAAGGAGGGTTCCACGCTAAAAGATAATCCTTAATTTGGGAGTAGTCCCAAACACAAGCTCAAAAGCGACTGAACAGCCCAAAGCCGGACCGAATCCGGACCGACGGACCGGACCGGATGCTTCTTCTTATTCTCTTCCCCCCGGCTACAGAAATTCATCATGTTACTCCTCGCCCGCGCTCTTTAAAGGTTCGTCCCAATCGGTCCATCGGTCCCTGTCGAGGTGAAACCTGTGGGACCGATTAATTTAATCGGTCCAGGACCTTAATCAGTTGTTGGCTCGAATGAGATGCATAAGATTTGCGAATGTCACACCGATTTAGCTTGCCTTCCTCTGCACGCTGCGGCAGCCATGTGCTTCCCGTGTTCAGCTTATGATATTCGCCCCAGCGTTCTTCGGCGGCGACGCGTCCGATCTCGGTCACGTTCGCCAGCTGCCCCAGGCCACATTCCGTGCCCTCGTCGACGAGGTGCTCAACATGGCCGTGCCCCTCAACGTGACACGTGCCCAATACGCAGCCATGGACAAGGCCACCCGCCAGCGCGCCAAGCGCGTGCCCTACGTGGTGCCATGCACGTTCGCGCAGAGCCCAAGTCCCCGGCTGTTGGAGCTGGCCCAGGTGGTCACGCTGCTGTGTCTGGACGTAGACGACGCACACCAGGCCGCGCCGTTCGTTTCCAGTCCGGAGACTGTGGCTGGCCAGCTGGCACCGTTCAACTTCGCCGTGCACACGACGGCGTCCAGCACACCCACGGCGCCCCGCGTCCGTGTGCTTGTGGAGGCGGCCGGGCTGCCCCTGGACTGTTACACGGCGGCGCTCCTCGACATAGCACGCCGTCTGGGCCTGCCCGCGATTACGCGCGAGAGCCGCGTCGTGGTGCAGCCCATGTACCTGCCAACACTCTTCAAGGGCGACGAGGGCCATCCGCTGGTGTGGGCCACCACGGACGGTCGTGCATACGCAGCGGCGGATCTCACTGCGATGGACATGCTCTACGGAGACGTGCCCACCACGCCAACACCAGATGCATCTGGCACAGACGACGACCTGGACTTCCTGCGCACCGTGGTGGACGAGGTCACGCTGGCCGATGCAGCCAGCGCCCTCGCAGCGCTGGACCCCGACTGCGCCTATGGCGAGTGGCTGGACGTGGCCGCTGCCCTGCGCCACCAGTTCCCTAACGATCCCGACGCGGACCGCGCGTACGCCCTGTTTGACGAGTGGTCCAGCGGAGGCCAGAAGTACGTCGGCCCCGAGGACACGGCGGCCAAGTGGCGCAGCCTGCGCCCGCAGCCACGCGGCCGGGCGCCCGTCACTATCCGCAGCGTGCTGGCCCGTGCCAAGGCGGCCGGCTGGAATTCGGGCACCACACAGGAGCGCCTGTTCGCCAGCGTGCGCGATCGGATCCGTGCCTACCCGGACCTGAGCATCGAACGTCTCATGCACGAGGGCATCGACTGGATCGCAGCCACACCCTTGCTCACCAAGAGCGAGGAGGAGGCCCTGCTGCAGGAAGTGATCCGCCGTCTGCGCCAGGAGGACATTAAGGCCAGCCTAGCGTCACTGCGTAAGGATCTGCGTGCCCACAAGCAGCGTGCCAGCCAGCAAAAGGAGCACAAGGAGCGCGTCCCCACGTGGGCCAAGGGCATGTGCTACGTGGGCCATGTGAACCAGTTTTTCCGCCCGGCTACGGGCGAACAGCTTAGTCCTGAGGCGTTGGACCGCGCGTACGGCAATAGGCTGCTGCCCAGTGAGGAGCAGCTGAAGGAGGCGGGTGATGCATCGCTGAACACGAGGAGTCGACCCGTCGTCGCGCCTCAGGACTATCTTTTGAACCATGTGCAGGTGCCCGTTGTGTACGACTACCTGTACGATCCCAGCCAACCCAACGATGCATTTCTGCATCAGGACGGCAAAGCCTATGCCAATACATACGTACGCAATTATCCTGAGCCGGCTCCGGAGGAGGCAGCGGAGGCGGGTCGGCTGTTTCAGGCGCATCTGGATCTGCTCATTGAGGACGCCGGGTATCGCGCGACGCTGCTGCACTGGATAGCTCACGTGGTGCAGCGCCCCGGCGTCAAGATCCGCTGGGCCGTGCTACTGCAGGGCGCGGAAGGGTGCGGCAAGACATTCTTCGCCGAGGCACTGGCGGCCGTCCTCGGTCCCGGACATGTGCGCCCCATCGACGGCAACGCGCTGTGTGGCCAGTGGAACGACTGGGCCTACGGCGCCCAGGTAGTCGCGCTCGAGGAGGTGCGTGTGGCAGGGCAGAATCGGCACGAGGTGATGAACACGCTGAAGCCCCTGATCACCAATTCGCCTGTCAACGTGAATCAGCGGTTCCGCGACAGCCGCAGCGTGCCGAACCACACCAACTACATCCTGTTCACCAACCACCACGACGCGCTGCCCGTGACGGGCAACGACCGGCGGTACTTTGTGCTCAAGGCCCGATTCCAGGCCCGTGACCAGGTGGAGCTGCTGGGCCCAGGATACTTTACGCCCCTGTTCGCCATGCTGCGTGACCTGCCAGCTGGCCTGCGCAGCTGGCTGGAGAGCGTGCCGATACCAGACGACTTTCCTACGGACGGCCCGGCGCCGCTCACGTGCTTCATGCAGCAGCTGGTGCAGGACAGCGCGAGTGATCCGCTGGCCATCATGCGTGAGCTGATTGCCGAGGGCGACAATCCGCTGGTCAAGCCCGACGTACTCAGCAGCGCTGTGCTACTGCAGATGATGGAGGGGCGCAGCAGCACGCGCATCAGCGGCCAGTACGTAGCCAGCCTGCTGCGCGACGAGGGTTACGAGCACCTGGGGCGCGTCACTCTGGGCGGCCACAAGCACCACGCCTGGGCGCCCGTGGGCAGCAGCGTGGGGGCGGGCGCGCTGCTCGCCACGCTGCAGGAGCGCGCCGCGGAGGCCGACCCCGAGGCGGCGCAGGAGCTTGGGGTGTAGGAGGTTGCACGTGCAAAACTCTTTTGGCTTTACTTCTGCGTGCGACGGCCCGAGACTTGTCCCCGCTATGAACACCACCCCCTACTCCTGCGACCCTCTGCCCAAGAAGGGTGAGGTCGTCTTCCTCGTCGATGTCCAGCACAGCCGCGCCGCCGGCTGGGACCATACCAGTGCCAGCCTGCAGGCCGTCGTCTTTGCCGAGTCCGTTATGATCACCAGCCTGGGCAAGAAGCAGGGCACCGCCCGCACCAGCCGGGGCAACCTGGAGCGCCGGCTCTACGCCAAGTGGACCGTGCTGTGCCGCACCGAGGCCGAAGTGGATGCCATCGCCGCCGCGCTGCCCACCAGCGCCGAGTGCATCGCCGCCGCCGTGAAGAGCTGCCAACGGTGGCTCGCGCAGTACGGCCCCGGGGGCACGTCCGGTACTGGCACCAAGCTGGGCCTGGAGCGCAACCAGCTCGAGCTCGATACCCTGGCCAAGTGCGAGCCGCTGCCGGCCCGCGTAGAATTTCGCTAAACTACCTCCCATGACTACCAACATCCGCCAGTTCGACTCCGTCCAGCAGGGCGCCCTCGCCGAGTTCGAGGTCGCCGTCGAGGACTACCAGCGCGGCTGCATCGGCAGCACGCGCCGCTACCAGCAGCGCGGCACGGTGCTCGCCACGTTCCGTCGGCTTCAGTGCCTGGACATCACCGCCGCCCTCACGCCCCGCGAGTGGGTCGTCGTCCACCAGTGCGAGGAGAGTGCTCGATGAGCGCCACCGCCGACCCCGCCGTCGTCGAGAAGATCCGCAAGCTGCTCCGCATGGAGCACGGCGGCACCGACGCCGAGCGCGACACGGCCCTGGCCATGGCGCAGCGCCTGGCGATGAAGCACGGCGTGGACATCTCCGAGGTTGACGTGCAGGAGGTGACCACAGCCGGCGAACCGTTCGAGACGGGCGAGTTCAAGCCCACCGGGTACCGCGGTGCGTTCATGGCTCGGTTCCCCACCAGCCACAAGTGGATCACCCGCCTCCTGCAGCGTTACTTCGCCGTGGACGTGATCACGTCCTACCGGCGCACCGAGTTCACTCGCCACGACGGCCAGAAGCGCTACGGGCGCGTCGACTACATGGAGCTCCACGGCCGCAAGAGCGCCGTGCAGATCGCCATGTACGTGTACGGGTTCCTGTTCCACGAGTTCACACGCCGCTGGCTGGCCGAGCTGAAGCGGCGCCCGGAGCTCAGCATGGTGGACCGCAACGGGTTCTACGGCGGCCTGTACTATGGCCTGGACGAGAAGCTCGAGGCCGAACGCGGCCGCACTGAGAAGGAGCTGCAGGCCGAGCTGGACAACGGCGCCGCCGCTAACCGCACCGTCGCGCTGGTTATCCAGGGCGAGGACGCAAAGCGCGAGGCCAGTCTCAAGGAGCAGCATCCCCGCCTCCGCTACGTGACCACGGACTACGGCCGCGTGAATGACTACTCCGCGCACCTGGAGGGCAAGCGCCAGGGCCGCGAGATCACCATCAACCCCGCGCTCAAGTCATGAAGGAGAAATTTCGAGACATCCGCTTCCTCCCGGCCGCCCTGCAGGCGATCGACCGCATCAACGCCATCGTCGGCGAGTACCTGGCCATGGGCTACGACCTCACGGCGCGCCAGGTGCACTACCAGTTCGTGAGCCGCAACTGGTACCGCAACACCAAGGCCAACGCCAAGCAGCTCGAGGGCCTCATCTCGGACGGGCGCATCGCCGGCCTGGTCGACTGGGACGCCATCCGCGACCGGGGCCGCGTGACGCACAGCGTCAGCACCTGGGACAACATGGCCGACTACCTCCAGCAGCTCAACGACGCGTACCGCCGCAGCAAGTGGAAGGGCCAGCCGCGCTACGTCGAGGTGATGGTGGAGAAGCAGGCCCTGGAAGGTGTGCTCCTGCCCGTGTGCCAGCGCTGGGAGGTGCCCTTCACCGCCAACAAGGGCTACTCCTCGTCCTCATCGCTGTACGAGCGCGGCAAGTATCTCCAATCCATGCGCGACGTCGAGCACCACACGGTGCACGTCCTCTACTGCGGGGACCACGACCCGTCGGGCGTCGACATGACACGCGACGTGCAGGAGCGCCTGGAGCTGTTCTCCGATGGCCCGGTCACGGTGCACCGCGTGGCGCTCAACCGCGACCAGGTGGACCACTGGGCGCTGCCCGAGAACCCCGCCAAGATGAGTGACAGCCGGGCGGGCGCCTACGTCGAGGAGCACGGCGAGAGCAGCTGGGAGCTCGACGCCATCCCGCCGCTGGAGCTGGCCGCCCTGGTCGAGAACGCCATCAAGGACTTGATTGACATGCCCGCCTGGGACGCCGCGGTGCACGCCCAGGACCTGGAGCGCAACCAGCTTCAGGATATCGTGGAGGAGTTCCGCCAGTGACCGCTACTGCCTCAGCTGGCCGGCGGCGCCTTGGGGGGCGTCTGGTCGTCGAGGGCCTTGAGCGCCGTGGCGACGGTCGCCAGCGTGGTGCCCATGGTCTCAGCCTTGGTGCTCAGGGCCTCGCCGGCGGCCTCGAGGGCGTCGGCCGTGGCCTGGTCGGCGGTGCTGAACGTGCCGGGGCTGTTCTGGAGCTCGGCGATCTTGTCGTTGAGGCCCTGGATGTCCTCGGCCAGGCCGCCCTGCGCCGTGACGACACCGTTGATGGCCTCCACGGCCTGGTCGATGGCGGCTGCCTGCCGCGTGTTGAAGGCCGTCTGCTTGGCCAGGAAGTCGGATACTTGAGACATGAGTTTTTCCAGTGTTTGCTGCAGGTTGTGGGTTGCGGCCAGCGCGCGAACCTCGTGCGCCAGCTGAGTGACGGCGTGCGCCAGCTGTTCTGCGTGGTCCATAAGGGGACCACTATACCCCTGCAAGTCCCGCGGGATAAACGGGGTAAGTACCTACCAATGACCACCACCCCTGACAGTCCCCTGCGCCCTGACCCCAACCTGACCCGCTACGTTGTCGGCTTTGCCTTCTGCGGCGACGGCGTCTTCCTCATCCGCAAG